CGGGCAATAACGGAGGGCCTGTGAGTAGTATCAGTCAATATACGGACTTCTCAGACCTTTACCTAGGGCTACAGCACGGCTGACGGATAAACGACGGCTGGGGTGAAAGAGACGCAAGAGGGTTAAATGGCAACCGGCACGACGGCTTTTTCCGGCTCAGTGCAGTTTCACTAAGCATGCTCGTAACCATTGGAGGTCGTATGCGACAGTATCTAGCACACGTAGTACTTTTATGTATCGTATTCATGACGGGCTGTGCGCCCGTCGTCGAAGTGACCAAAATCGGGCATGAGTACGTCCAGAATTCGTATAGCCGGCAATTCTGGTGGCCAAACTGGCAACGCGTCACCTACTGTTGGCAGCTGAAGGACGGCTATTGTCCGAAGGACGACACGCGCGTCGAAACCCATACGCAGATCGCAATGTCGGCTAGCGGCCAGGAGGCGGCAGTCGGGATGGTCAAGAACGCCCCCTTCGCCCTGATGGGCTTCAGCTTCCCGCGCAACCGCTTTTCGCAGACGTTTGAAAGCAACGGCATCAACCAAGCGTATATCAGCACGTTGAACACCCCGGCGGGACAATTCCCCTGGGCGAAGTAAGGAGTCTGTATGCGCATAACAATCTGGGTGCTCACCGGCCTGTTGTATGCCGTCAGTGCTCAAGCAGCCGTCACCATCAGCTGGCGCGCAAACACAGAAGCCGACCTGGCCGGCTACCTCGTCCAATACGCATCGTCCTGTTCGGCTACCTTCACCGATCTTGCGACGACGAAACAGACGACCCTTCTGGACGCTGGTCATGACGACGGTGCATATCGAATCGCTGCTTTCGACACCACTGGGCAACGAAGTGCTTTTTCGCCTTGCCAGTTCGTCGGCCTGCCGATCGCCATCGTCACTTCTGTCACCCCGTCGACTACAGGCGCGACCGTCCGTTGGACCGGCACAGCCACGCGCTTGCGTTACGCCAGCGACGACACGCGCGGCTACGTCGAGGTCACCGGCGTTCTACCGACTCAAGGGCTGTTCACACATAGCCGCCCCTGGAGCCGCACACAGTCTTGGGTGTGCTATCAAGTCGAAGACGCTGGCACTGGTAGCTGGACTGAACAAGGCTGCAACAACTTCAGCGGCGTAATCTGGGAGCCGGTCAGCACCGAGCCGCCTGACGTCGAACCATCTGTACCTGAACCAGCCCCATCACCCTTTGTCATCGAAGAGCACGGCTTGACCGTCACATTAACCTACAGCGCACTCGAATGCCCTCGCGGCATCGGCCGCTCAACCACAGGCAAAAAAGAACGCCTGTTGGCGTTGACGTGCCTGAAGTAGCCAGACCGAAGTCTGTACTAGCCAGAAGGAGGCCTGTTGTGTATTTTTTCATCCTACTGGGTCTTTTTGTGTGGTCTGCCGTACCTGCGCAGGCACAAATACCGCCGACAAACTGCGCCAACCAACCAGCCGGCTTAACGATTATCCGCAATACGCCGTTTGATGCCATCCCGGGTGACAATTGGTTCTATAGCTACCCGGACTTCAACCCCGGCGCCGGCATCACAACCGATGCCTCAGCTCCGCGATCACCAGCGAACGTCTCCATGCAACGTTTCCCGGCCGGTCTCGTCGGCGGCAACGGTGGCGGCTACGGTTCCATTTGGACAAACCTCGATGGGCCACACGAGGTTACATACTACTGTTTCTACTTCAAGACCGACGCTGCCTACGAACAGCACCCAGTCGGCACAAAACTGGTGTGGTTCCAAGTGCCGTCGAACAACCTCTTTCTCACCTTCAAAGGCGACCCGTTCAACATTTCGCTCAATTGGCAATGGGCACAGGCGGACGCCGACAATTCGCACCTCGGATTCGGCGGATCCGGCTACCTCGACGGCACACAGTACTTCGGGCGCAATCAATGGGTGCAAGTCGAGGTCGTGTACAAACCATCGACGACGAAAACGTCGCGTGACGGTTACTATTGTGCCTGGCTCAATGGCGTCGTCAGCTCATGTACGAACCAACTCAACACACCCGACGGCTACAGCACCGGCAGGCTTAAAACCTGGTACGCCACCAATCTGACCATCTGGGGCGGCACTGGCAGCACAAAAACTCGCGACAGCTATATCTACTTTGACCACTGGCGCATCGCTGTCGGCACCAGCTTAGTCGGCTCATCGTCACCACTCGACACACCGGCCGGCCCTCCGGCTATTCCATCCGGTATCAACGCCCAACGCGTCACGCAATGAAGAAAGCATTCGTCTGCCTATTTGGTGTTTGCTGTTGGCTGCATACGGCGTTCGCCGCCGATACCGTGGTCGTCACATGGACGCCCAACACGGAAGCCGACCTCGCCGGCTACCGTGTTGAACGCGCCGCATCCTGCAACAGCACCAGCTGGTCATCCATCGGTACCGTCAATGTGCCAACGTTAACCGACACCTCACCGCTATCACCAACCTCGGCCTATCGTGTGCGCGCCTTCGACACCAGTAACCAAGTTAGCGGACCTAGCGCATGCGCACAAACGACGGTGTCGACGCCGACACCTCCGACGCCACCCCCTCCGCCGCCTACGACGCCTCCACCGCCTCCGCCACCACCGCCGTCGGACGGCTACAGCATCGCGTCCGTCACACCGTCGGCCACAACCATTCTGGTCAACAGTTCGGCGAACATCACCTTTATGCTGAACCAAGCGGCGACATCGAACTTTGCGATCCCGATCGCCGTTGGCAATCCATCCGCCGTTACCGTCGGAGCCAGCAATTGCGTTGTCTTGGCCGGTGCGCGTACCTGCACCGTCGCTGTCACGGGCCTGGCCGCCGGCATCAGTACCGTGACCGGCAGTGTCAACGGCGTCGGAACAGCCAGCGTCGTCACCGTCACTACAGCTGGCAGCGGCGGTGGCACTCAGCCGTTGTCGCCACCAGTCCTTCTGTCGCCATCAGCCAGCGCCGTCTTCGACAGCACCACCACGACCGTCAGCTTCAGCTGGCAAGCCATGACCGGCGCCGCCAGCTACCGCTTCCGCCTGCTCGACGAAACCGACGGCACCGTCAATACCAGCGTGTTATGCCCAGGCGTCAAAATCTGCCTCAACGACCTGACGTCGACGACCAGCGGCCCACACGCCGTCACAGCCGGCCACAACTACAGCTGGTGGGTCCACTGGGTCAACAGCAGCGGCACCGTCAGCGAGGCCTCCGGCCGTACATTCAGCGTTAGCAGCGGCACAGGCGCACCGGCGCCACCAGCGGTTCGGCTCATCGCCACCGCGGCCGACCTCAGCACAGCCTCGATCGAATGGGACGCCGTCGCCGGCACTGCCAACTACAAGGTCTACCGACGTGCCGAAGACGAATCGACCTGGACGTTCATCGCCACCACGTCGGCGACCAGTACCACCGTTGCCATTCCAAGTGCCGGCACATACCTGATCCGGGTCAACATCACCCTGCTGAACGGTACCGAAGTCACCTCCACGCAAGGCGTCTGGGTGACGCGGTAAACCGGCCAGGGGCTTGGCAGTTCGGCGATTTTCTGTCAAACTAGGCAGACACTTTCACTCAAGGGGCTTTACGTATGCCAGAACAGCCAGGTGGGCCCTATCAAAGCAGTTTTGAGGCACATGCCGGTCCGGCAACGTTCAAAGCCGCCGGACAGACAACCATCAACGTCCTCCTCACAATCGCCATCGTCAGTACGTCGTTCTATGGCATTTGGACGACCAACCAACAGACTCTGATGATCCACCAAGAGCACTACGCGATCATGCTGAACCTCGGGCAACTGGCCCGTGCCAACGAGAATGTCTTCCTCAGTGCGATGCTTCCCAACGAAAGCAAAAAAGATCTTCCGGCGTACATCAAGGACCGGGCGCAAGAAATCGTGAAAAATCGAGCGGCCACTATTACAGGCAACGCCGCCGAGAAAGGAACGACTCCATGATCGAACGACTGTTTGGACCGTCCTGGCGCACGTCACTCGCCGGCTACGTCATCATGATCTGCGGGTCAACGGGCATTGCAGACGAAATCAGCCCATTTTTGCCGGAACGTGTCCTCTACGGCATGCATGCGCTGTGCTTGCTCTCGGTGGCGTTCGGCTTGACATCCGCCAAGGACGCCAACGTTACCCATACGCCGGCCTTGGCCGCCACCGAACCGAAAGTCATCAAACCGTAGGTGCGCTATGTCGTGGACAGACGGCTTCGGCACATTTAATCGCCTGTATGACTGGATCGCGTCCTTCGTCGGTCACGACGCCCGTCGTGAACGCCGCATTAACGAAATCCGTAACGAAATTAAGGCTTGTGTCTATGAAACGCATGATGTGGTGCGCTTGCGCCAGCTTCGTACTGAGCTGGACCTCTTGCTCGACGACGTACGTCGCCGTGGATCCTGAGTGCGAGAAGGAGATTGTCCGGCCGCCGGACGTTGACTTCATCCGCACCTGGGCACCGTCCGCCGACGTCGGCGACATCTTGATCTCCGGTGATTGCTACCTGCGCCGAATCGACGACACGATCGAAATCATACATCTCCGCAGTGAAAGGCCCAGGTAATGGCGACCTTAAATGATGTGGTCATCCGCGTACAGAGCCTGCTCGGCAGCGATCCGTCGCTATCCAGCACCGAGGTGGAATCGATGGCTCAAACACGCTACGAGCACATCTATGAAACGTTTCTCTGGAGCCGCAAGCTGCGTGACTTCGTCATCCAAACCGTCGCCCAGGTGTCGAGCGATAGTACCAATACAGTGACGGTGACGAACGGTAGTTCGACGATCACAAGCAGCAGCACGCCGTTCAGCGCCGCCATGGTCGGGCGTCAAATCCAACTCGGCAGCGAACTACAGTACTACTTCATCAACAGCGTGCCGCTGTCAGGACAGCTGGAACTCGGCGACGGCGAAGGCAACCCGGTAACCTGGGTCGGCGCCACCGCGAACGACGTCACCTGGCGGATCTTTCAGACCATCTATTTGCTGCCGGACGGCGCAGACGCTATCTATAGCCTGAGCGGTCGCTTCCAGATCGATGAACTGGACGGCGGCCGCGACACCCTGGACCATAGTGACCCGTACCGGCACGAGACGAACGCCGATCCGCGTTACTGGCTGTATGCCGGCGAATCCAGCTTGAGCGTCAAGGAAATTGAACTGTGGCCGGTACCAACCGCTGCCCGCCTGCTGCGCGGCCAATACATTCGCCGTGCGCCGATGCTCGCCAGCCTGTCGACCATCGACATCAGCGTGCCATACCTGACGTTCGCCGTCACCGCCGACTGCTGCGGCATGTTGCATGCTAAGACTGGCGACCAGTCCTGGGCCACCCTGCAGTTGTTCTATGAACGCAAATCGGCCGAAGTCGGCGCCGACGTCATGCCGACCGAGTTGACACGGCTGTCACTGCCACGAACCATTGCCCGGGCGCCGCGTACCACCGGCCTAGGCACCACCGACTACGGCGTGAGCCACCAACTCGATGGCGAATAAACATCGCATAGAGGGCTATCACTCAGAGGATTACACCAGTGTCAAACGCTGGACCAGCGCAGAGATCGACGCCGTGTACACATCCGACTATCTGGACCGTCTCCAGCAAGCGTGCCGTCAAGTGGCTTTGGCCCATCGATTCGGCTGGGGGTTGGTCGATCCCGCGTCCCTTGGGCCTCCGCGCCGCCGACCTAAACGTAAGGAGTAATACGTGAGTCTTCCAAATAAAATAAATCCGGCTGATCCGTCTGGAAGCGCAGACCCTGGGACGTTGGATACGATTATTCAAGATTTCAAAACAGCGGTCTTGGACATTCTCGGTATCGTCTCAAATACGAACGTATCTGCTGCCGCACTGTCGATCACGGCGACAGGCCTGCAAAAGGCGATCTTTCAGAACACCGCGGCGAATCCGTCGGCTGCAGGCGAAGTGCAGCGAAACAGCACCTCGTTGAAGTATTACGACGGGGCGGCTGTACAGACGCTGACGACCAGCGATCAGTCACAGACGCTGACGAACAAGACGCTCACGGCGCCGATTGTCACGCCGACGCTCGAAGCCAGCCTGCCGACTGCCGGCACTGAAGGTAAAATCATCTGGCTGGACGACGGCCCACAAGGCCTTGTCGGTGACTTCGGCAGCGCCGTCGCACACCTCTTCGGCTACAACTGGATCGCCAACGCCTACTCAACACTCAATGCGGCCTTGACTGCCATCGGCAGCACGCAGGCTACCTTGGTGATCGGCAAGTCCTGCGCTGTCACCAGCAATGTGACGGTGCCGGCCAACGTCACCCTCGACTTTCAAGGCCAGGGCGTGCTGGCGATCGCCAATGGTATCACCCTGACGATCAGCGGGCCTATCAAAGCGCCGCGCCGGCAGATCTTCACTTACACCGGCACCGGAGTCGCCGTCCTTGGCAATACGAACTACCAAACCTGGGTGTACCCGGAATGGACTGGCGCGGGCGTCGGTGTCGCCGCCGCTGCGAACCTCGATAACATCAACAACGCGATCCTGCTGTTTCCGGCCGGTGGAAGCGGCACCCTGGACTTTGCCGGCGGAATCTATGATATCGATGATCAGATCGTCACCGCCGGGCGCCATCTGTGGTTTAAGGGCGCCGGCACGTACGCTACCATCCTGAAGCAGGCCACTTCGTCCAGTTTGATCCACGGCATTCGCGTAACCGGCACAAGCAAGTTTCTGCGGGTCAGCGACCTGTCGATCAATATGGCGGTCGCGCTCGCTGCCGACAACGGCCAGAAAGCCATCACCGTCGACGCGAACAACGCCAGCCACTGGACCAGCACGGCCGGTTTCGTCCTCGACGTCTATAACGTCAACAGCGACGGCTTCAACTTCGGCATCTATGCCGACGGGGGCGTCGATCAGAACATCTACCTCGCGACGATCAAACAGTGCAATATTCGGTGCACGACGATCGGCTCCGGCAGCCCCGTCAGCAATTGCGTCACGACCAGTAACTGCCTGGTCGCCATCGTTGAAGGCAACCTGCTCGACAACAACACCCAAGGTGACCATTGCATCTACAGCCTGCAGACCAGCGGGTTGTTCATCCGCTCTAACCGAATTCGCAACTCCATCAGCGAAGCCATCAAGCTGACGCACTTCACTGGCGGCGCCGGCAACGATGCCACGCAGCTCTGGGTCGCCAACTATAATGACATTCGCGATTGCGACGCGGCCTGCACCATGCAGTCTGACAGCTTCGACCACGCCTTGATGCAGTTTGAGTATAACTATTGTGATACGATCGGCGATGGCGGCAGCAGCAACAGTGCGGTGACCTTTGTGGCCGTCGAAACGACCGGAGCCAGCACCATCAAAAAGATCGCCTTCGGCCACAACGTCATGAAGGACCTGCAAGCCCGGGCGTTCTACTTCAGCGCCGGAGCCTCGTCGACCATTCATTACATCAGCGGCCCAGATCTGCATGTCACGAATTGGAGTCTCGAATCAGCCGGGACATTTCGCGCTATCGACGCCGACAGCAGCGGAACCAAGCGCAAGGCGTTCTTCAGTGGGTACTTCGACGGTGGCAGCAATGGGCGGTCGGCCAGCGGCGAAGCCGGTCTGATCAGCACGTTCGCCGACGTCGACGTCGGCCCGCTATACATCACCGGTACGACGGTCGCCGAAGCGAACGACAAGCGCACCTTGCTGGGCAGTTCGACGACGGCGGCGCGGATGCCGGCTGTCGCCACAACGCTTTACACCAGCACGTCGACGGGTGCGAACACCACCGAGACGGATCTGCAGTCGTACACGCTGCCGGCGAACGTTCTCGGCACAAATGGCCGCGCTATCCGCATCCGCGCCTGGGGCGACACCGCGGCAAACGGCAATACCAAGACGATCCGGCTCAAATTCGGCGGGACCACCCTGCAGGCGAACAACACCACTGCGGCGCCAAATAGCCTCGATTGGGTCACCGAAGCCTACGTCGTCCGCATCAGCAGCGGGCAGCAGACCTGCAGTTCCTTCATGCTGATGAGTACGACGCCGCAGGACACCACCAGCACGGCGATCTCGATCACCGACACGGCCTCGATCATCATCAAAGTAACAGGGCAGAACGGGACGGCCAGCGCCGGCGACATCACCTGCCGCGGCATGACGGTGGAGGTGCTGTAACGTGCCTCGTGGCAAGATCAAACACCAGCTGCTGCAATACCCTGGCGGCATTCGCGAAGACCTCAACTTTGCGGCTATCCCGGCCGACCGGTGGCTCTCCAGTAACAATTGGCTGATCCGGGACGGCGAAGGCCGCCCGCGGCCCGGCTACACGCTGCTCGCGACCACCGCAGACGAAAAGCGCATCATCGGGATCGGCTATCGCGGCAGCCCACTCGACGGCACCAATGTCGTCGTCCATACGACCGATAATGCTTATTCGTACAACGGTACGGTCTTGACGGCCATTACTGGCACCTGGGCTACCAGCAGCGCGACACAACCAGTCCGCTTTGCCAGCTATGTGCAATCCGGTACCACCTACATCCTCCGCGTGAACGATGCGAACAGCGTCCATGAGTGGGACGGTGTCGGCGCCGCCTTCGTCCAAACAGGCGGCACTCCGCCGGCCAGCGCTCGCGACATCTGCGTAACCGGCGGCCGCGTCATTTTGTTTCGCCCCGGCGGCAACGACTACCGCGTCCAATGGTCCGGCTTTAACAACCGCGCCAGCTGGGGCGTGAATGACTATGCCGAACTGCGCGACACGCCCGGCGTGGTAACAGCCGGCCGTCCGCTCGGCCCCAACAGCTTTGCCGTCTACAAGGAGGACTGTGTCTACGTCGCCTCCCTGCAGGCTGCGCTACAGCCCTTCCAGTTCCAATTCGTCGGCCGCACCAGCGGCCCGGCCAGCGCCTCCGCCCTCATCGAACAAAACGGCATCCATTACTGGCTCGGCGAAGACGGCAACCTGTACCAGTTTGACGGCAACCGGATCCAGCCGTACGGCGAACCGCTAGCCGACACCCTGAAGCAGCAGTTCTCGATCAGCGAACGTCGCCGGTCCTTCGCCTTCAGCGTCAGCACACAGGAGCCTGAGATCTGGTTCGGCTACCTGAAGGCCGGCACAAGCGATACCGTCCGCGGTATTAACCAGAACCTGAAGACCGGCGCCTTGTTCTCACATACGTTTAGCGATGAAATCACGGCCGCGGCCGAATGGCTGACACAGTCGACCAGCACCATCGACGCGCTGACGAACTACAGTGCGACGATCGACGGCCTTTCAGCTAGCTTCGCCAGCATCGACGCCATGTCCGGCGAAGGCATCGGCGTCCGCAGTGTGTTGTTCGGCGACAGCAGCGGCAACCTGTACGCCTTCGGCCAAGCGCAAACAGACGACGGCACCGATATCACCTGGCACTTTGAACACGGCTGGCAAGCGCCCGCCCAGGTCGGCACCCGCATGTATTGCGACGGTCTCGTCAGCTATTGGCGCAAGATGACTGAAGCCTTGCCAGTGACCGTCTCACTGTCGGTCACCGACAGCCTGGGCGACACCGAAACACCCCAGACGAAGTCGTTCACGCTCGATCAGAACAGTGAACACCTACTGACGTTTCCGAATACTCGCGGGCAGTTCTGGAAGGTCAAACACAGCGGCAATGCCAGCCGGAGCACGATGCGCCACCGCGGCGCCGCGCTGATGGGCTGGCCGATCGGGATGGTCTAAATGGATCGCCCACTAGGATCACAACTGAGCGAAGCAAACGTCAACCAGCGAGCTTTGTCACAATTGCAGCAGCAATACCCGGCGTTCGCACGTCAGCGCGTGACCATCACACAAGGCCCAGGCAAATATTACAGTGAAACAGCACCGCTTGGTGAGCCGTTTCCCTACAACCCAACGCCATCGACGCACAACATTACGATTTATCCAATGGGGCAAGCTTTGCCAGAAGCAGACAAGCAGCAATTGATCGGCGGTGAGATGTTGCACATCCTAGGTGCGAAGAATCAACGCACGGAAGAACCGTTCGATCCTGGTTGGTTTGCGCAAAAACAGACGTTCTTAAATACCTTAACACCAGAGCAGTTGACAATCGATCGCTTTGCCTACGGGGCACGACCGCCAGAAGACAAGCGGACGTTTGCCGATTGGATGGAAAATTCACGTGAAGATGCGTATTTACGCGCAGGCTTGTTTCCCATGCAAACCGGTATGGACCCTGCATGGCTAGAAACGTTTACACCTGAACAACGCGCCTTGCTTGATTCTATGCAACAGTACTTAAGGACACCAAATGCCAGCCGTCGATAGCGTCAGCACTACCAGCAGTAGCGGCCCAGGGCCCTTTACATGGTCCCATACCTGCGCAGGATCCGACCGCCTTTTGCTGTTGTTCGTCGCGCATTACCACAGCTCAAATACGATCAGCAGTGCGTCATATAACGGCGTTTCCATGACGGCGGTGACGAATGGCGATGCGGTCACCGGTTCCGGCTATCTCTGCTTCATCACGACGTTTTATCTCATCACACCGGCGACAGTCGCGGCAACCTGTACGCCTTCGGCCAATGGTTTGATGTCATACGAAAGGGAACCCTATGGCCCGCACCTTCAACGGCACTTCTGATCACATCGCCTTCGGTTCTGACGTCGCCTACGACCAACTGGCGACCTTTACCGCCTACGCGCTCCTTCGGCCGACAGCCACCGTGACGGCCGAAAAACAAGTCTTGTCTAAGATGACGTCAAGCTACGTCGGCAAAATGTACATCGCCTTGATCGCCAACGACAAAATCTTCTGCTACATCAATCGTATGACGACTGACTGTACCTCCGCCTCTGCCAATAGCACCCTCGTGACCGACGTCTGGAACGTCGTCATCGTCACATGGGCCGGCGTCGGCTCCGCGCCTGTCGTCTACCGATGTGAACTCGGCGGCACCACCACCAACGTCACCAGTACGTCTACTGCCGGATCCGGCTCGCTTTACGATGACTCAGCCGCCCAACTGCGCCTGGCAACACGCGACCCGCTCGACGCGACATTCTATGGCGGCGGCATGGCCGACTGTGCCCTCTGGAACCGCGTACTCAACAGTACCGAACTCGCCGACCTCGGACTTGGCAAAAGCCCCGAATTCATGCCGTCCGGCCTCGTCATGTCAAGTCGCATCACCGGCACCGCCAGTCCTGAGATCAATGCTGCCGGCGGCACCAATGGCACCGTCACCGGCACAACGTTCCTAACGCACCCGGCTGTCGTCTATCCAGGCGGCATCACCGCCAAACGCGCCCAATATGCCCGCAGGAGACAATCATGAGACTGTTACGGCAAAACACATCCGTTGACGTTCCCGTCGGACCATTTCTGGACGACACAGACGGCAAAACAGCCGAAACCGGCTTGACCATTACCCAGCCCGACATTCGCCTCAAAAAGAACGGCGGCGCGTGGGCACAAAAGAACGCCGTTCAGACACTCACGCACGAAGAAAACGGTTTTTATGAGGTGACGTTGGACGCGACAGACACCAACACGCTCGGTCTCCTGCGACTTGCAATCGCCGAATCCGGCGCCTTGCCAGTCTGGGAAGACTTCATGGTTGTCACAGCGAACGTCTTCGACTCCCTGTTCAGCACCGACATCCTGGATGTCAGCGTTACGCAGGTCAACGGCAGTGCCGTTAACAATCTCGTCAGTGGACGTTTCGACGCCTCCGTCGGCGCCATGGCTACCGGCGTCATCACAGCTGCCGCACACGCCGCCGGCGCTATCGATGCGACCGCCATCGCGGCCGACGCTGCGAACGAGATCGCCGACGCTTTGCTAGACCGTGCTGCAGCCGTCGAAACCGGTTTGACCGTCCGTCAGGCTTTGCGACTCATCGCTGCCGCCAATGCCGCCAAACTGTCTGGTGCCGCCACGACGACCATTACGATTCGAAACGCGGTTGCCGACAGCAAAGATCGCATTGTCGCCACCGTCGACAGTGATGGCAACCGTAGTGCCATCACTTATGATCTAACCTAAGGCCGACATGTTTGCACGCCGTTACTTTGCTCCACGCTATTGGCCGCTTCGGTATTGGACAAAAGCCAGCTCCGCGCCTGATGTCGTCAACACGGTTGCGACACCGAAGTTGGCCAGTCACGTTGACTTGCCTCGGCCGGCCGACACCACAAGCGCCTTCGGCCGCTGGGCAGATGACCTGATTCGTCGTTTGCAACGCGCCTTCGAAACCATCATCTATACGCTCAACGCAGTGTCCATTACTGACATCCGCGCCAACCGTGTCGAACACGACCTCCTCAATGGCAGCTTCTACACCAGCACAGACGTCGGCATCACCTATGTCGCCCATAATGACGTCTGGTCGACGGTCAGCGGCCTGTCAGGCCGCATTGTCACCACAGCCGCCAGTGCCTACACATTGACTCGTCTCGACGCCATCGTACTCGTTGACGCCACGACATCTGCTGTAACAGTCAACGTCCCGGCAGCTGCCAGCTATAACGAACGCCAATGGATCGTCAAGAAGATCGACGCTAGCGTTAACGCCGTGACGATCGATGCCACAGGCGCTGACACGATCGACGGCGCCGGTACCGTCGTCCTGGCTAGCCAGTGGGACCGCGCTCACCTCGTCAGCAACGGCACCGCTTGGTTTGTCCTATGAAACACGCTATACTGGGCCGTGAGCACCCTCGTCCACATCACACGGGAGCATCGACCTGAGCTATGGCCAGCCGTCGTCGCTCGCATCACCGCCTTCAGTTTGCGCTACGGTGCCAAACCGACGGCCTTTGTGAACAACCTGTGGACATTGTTTGCGTCGCAGTCGCCGCTGCTCGGCGTATGGGCTTCTCTGCCGCCTGGCGAACTACGACCAAACGGGCACATCGTGACGACCATTGAACCGTTCAACGGCGCCACCGTCGCCTGGGTCCAGCAGTGCGAAATGGACCATCGAACACCACAGTCCTTCGTGAACGCTTTTTTGCTCGAACTGGAAGCCTGGATCTCGACGGCCAATGTCGTGCTGCCAGCAGCCAACAAAGTGACCGAAACGTTGTTCATGACGACCCGCGATACCGAAGTCTGGACCCGTCGAGCCGGCTTCGACCTCCATCGCACCATTTATCGACGACCTGTGAGGTAACCCTATGGGTGGCGGAGGATCGACCAACAGTACTGCAACACCAAATCCTGTGACGCAGCCGGCCTTTCAAGGCGCTAGCCAAGCTGTCCAAACTGTCCAAAACCAATTGCCGATGGGCCTGTTTACCAATTGGAATCCATCGGCTGTCGCCGGCATCGCACCCCTACAACAAGCGGCGATGCAAGCCGCGGCTGCCGGCATGCAAGCCCCCACAGGCCTCGACAGCCTCATGCGTATGCAGAATCCGCTCGCCATGATCGCATCAAACCAATTTGATCTCGCTCGCGCCAATCCAATGATGAATCAGATCATGGGTCGTCTGGGTTTTGCCGGCGGAGCCAGCCAAACGCCCATGAACACTGGCGCAGACCTAGCCAGCCAGATTCCGGGCGCCGCGCACGCTCGCCTCTACGATATGCCGCCAATTGACCCATCGCTCATCACCGCGGCGACACCGACCATGATGCCTGACGCAGCACCGTTCAACCGTCCCAACAATACCTGGGCTTCACCACTCCAGGAACAAATGGCGCGCTTGAACAACACCCTGCAGGGAGCGTAACCAATGATTCCACAGGCCATCCCAGACTGGACCCTTCAACAATACATGATGGGCAGCCCCGGGCAGTCACCGGCGCTGCAGGCCGGCGTCGACGCCTTCAACATGGCGCAGCTGCCCGTCATTCAAAACCAGATGCAACTGGCGGGCCTCGGTCAGTCGCCGGCCGTCGCCCAATCCGCCTCCATGGGCCTGAGCCAGGCGCTCACTCCGCTGATCCAGTCGGCTATGCAGAATCAGTTGCAAGCAGTCCAATTGAATCAAGGCCAGACCGGTCTGGACCAATCCGCGGCGAACCTTGCCGCGAACATCTACAACCAGGACTACAATCGCCAAATGCAGGCCATGAACAATGCCAGCCAAACACTATTAGGCACCGCCGCAAACGTCAGTGCCCCCGCGACACAACTGCAATATACCGGTCAACAGCAAGGTATTGGCAACTTGGCCGCCGCCGGCCAACTCCAACAGGACACAACGCAGAATGTCGCCGATTCAAACCGGAATGAATTCTTGCGCCTGCAAGGCCTTGGCGAAGCCTCCGGCACCGGCATGCTTGGCGGCTTCAGCCCCGTCACCACCACCACGTCACAATCGTCTAAGTAGGAGGCCCTATGGACTTCAGCAAATTGATGCCGCTGATCGGAATGGCCGGTGGGGCCGCCTTGGCACCCTTCACCGGCGGAGCCAGCATGATTCCAGCCATGATGGGTGCAGGTGGTATGGCCGGTGGTGCCATGGGCGGCCTGATGGGCGGCACTCCACCGCCTCCTGTTGCTCCGCCACCGACCGGCATGACCGCCACACCAAAGCCGCCGACAGCGGGCCAAACGGCCCAACAACTGCAAGCGCAGATGATGCAACGACCAAAGCCACAATTCGGCGGAGGCATGTAATCGATGTATAGCCCAAAGCCGACACGCAAGCCGGGTGATCCGCCGAAGCCGCCGACGACCCAACAGCCGCCCGAGGACGCACAATTACAGTCCGGCGGTCTGCCGCCCGGCGGCCCTGCGATGCTGTTCGGCAAAGAATCAGGCATGCCCCCGCTGCCACAGCCGATGGACGCCATCGATATGGGTCCAGGTGTACCGCCGCCGTCCGGCCCGCCTTCCCTGTCCGACACCAGTAACGTGCTGGCGGCCAATCCAGGCGGCATGGGCCAAAACCCGATGGGTATCGATATGAACGGTGCCGGCGTGCTGGCGAACGGCGGGCAGCTCGGTCCTGACGGCGTCGCCCATGGTGGCCTGCCTGACAACGGTACCCCATGGACCCCACAGGACAAGATGATGGCCGCATACCTGGCGGCAACACTCGGTGGCTCCGTCGGCACGATGTTCAAACGTCCGGCTCCGCCGCCGCCGATCAGCCCCATGGGACCTGTCAATCCATCGCAGCCGACGACACCGACCGCCAGCCAGGCCGCCCTTGGCCTGGCCAGCACCCGTAAGTCCAACAAAGGTGGTTTTGGAGGCCGCTAGTGCAAGGTCAATACCTCTTTGGTGACATCCCGATGGATCCGAATGACGATGCCCTGTACCCGCCGTGGGTCACCATCCCGAACGCAGCGGCACAGTTCACCGCCTTCGGTCTGGGTCCGACGCCGTACACTGCACCACCGGACGCGCCATCAAACGCCAGCGTCGGCCTGATGCCGCCGTTACCGATGATGGGTGCGATGCCAAACGATCCCGGCTTGCCTGGACTGCCCGGCATGAGCGCACCGCCGGCTGTCCCACAGGGCGGCAAGGGCGACGGCTTCAGCTTCAGTGACCTGGCCCTGCCGATGGCTGCCGGCTTGGCCGGTGCCGCCTCCGGCTACGCCACGCACGGCAATCCACAGACGGTCCTGCAAGGCCTGTCGCTCGCGCACCGTGCCCAGCTGATGCCGCGGCCTGAGCAGCTTCAGCAACAGCAACAGCAAAAGATGATCCACGACCTGATCATGTCAGGCAAGCTGTCGCCGCAGGCGCTGCAGCGGCTCGGTCAGCAGTACCCTTGGGCTGCGCCGTACACCGAGGCGATGTTGCCGACGGCCCAACGGCAGGCCAGGCTGCAATCGTTCGTCGAAGGACAGATTCCAGGCTTTAACGGCACGTCGCCGCCGGCTCCGGTCGAGCCCGTGCCAACTGGCGCCCAACCTGGCTCATTTGCGCCGGCTCCAGCGACTTCAACCACGCCCGGCGCCAGCAGTGCCGCAGGCTTCGCCTATCTGCCCGACATGTCCATGGACAGTAAGGGTGACGTCACGCTGGGCGTCAAACCGCACCAATTACCGAAGCCGACTGACCTTGAACAACGCCTGCAGGCCATTCGCAACGGTCAGGCCAAATCGCCCGACGAACGCATTGCCCTCGGCCTGGAAAAGCCGCTCGAAGAACCGGCGGCCGTGCAGTCCAATCGTGCCATCGACGTCATCGACCAGCAGATCCAGACGCTATCCCAGCAGATGCAGGCAAACCCGCACCCGCTGCTCGAACGCCGTCTGACCGAACTCATGAATACCCGCGATATGCTCGCGCAGAAGAACGCCTTTGAGCCGAAGTCGCCGACGGGCCAGAACCTTTATGACCTCCAGACTGTCCAACGATTGAACAATCCCTATGCCGAACAGACGCAACGCGCTGCTGCCACCGGCTCGAGCCGCATGCCGATGAAGACCGCACAGGGCGAGGCCGGCGAAGACGTCCGCATGCTCCAGCAGGGCCGTGACATGACGGCCGACGATCCGCAATTACGCAGTCTACAGTCTGAGGCTGATGCCGCAAGCCTCGGCAAAGACGTCGGTAACGCCGTGTTCCAACGCCAAGGCCTTGACGCCGTCACCAAGCAATATGGTCCAGACAGCAACGAAGCCAAGGACGCCACGACCGTCTACAATCGCAAAGTCCTGGAGAACCAGGCGCCGAAGCCGACCGACATCGCTGCCCTGCGCGGCGACTTTATGCAGCAGACCAAGGACTTCAACGTCACGCGCGACTTTTACCGCCAGGTCGAGCAAGTGCTCCGCACCGGCGGCCCGAACGCCATGGGTGACATCTCATTCATCACTGCGATGGCTAAGATCCTCGACCCAGGCAGCGTCGTCCGGCCGTCTGAGTCCGGCCAAATCGAGGTCAATTCGCGGACGATGCCGGAGTCCATCAAACTGTACCTTAGTAACTTGATCAACGACCCGAAGCTGCTGACGCCGGTTCAGCGCCAAGACCTTGTCAACACGGTCCGCCAGGCGTACGTCAGCCGGCTCCAGTCAGTCGACCAACTCAAGCGGGCCTACAGCCAGAGCGCCGGTCGCCTGTTCCCCGGTGCGAACGCCGAAGACGTCGTTGGCGTCGTCCCATACGACGCGATCGACCTCGCATACCTGCGCGGCCGCCCGGCCACGATGGCTGACGTGCAGGCCGCAGCCGATCGCGCCAACAAGGCTGGCCAACCGGCGCTCGCGCCTATGCTCCTGCTCCAGCAGGGCATCAACCCCTTCGCCGAAATGGCCCAATGAACGCCTTCGACGCTCTCAAGCAACAACAGGCTGGCGGCGCACCTGCGATGCCCCCGCCGGTGCCAGCGCCTACCACGCCGGGCCCGATGGGTGCAATGCCGCCACCCAGCCCGACGTCCTTCGCCCCGCCGATGGACGTCATCCGCCGCGTCGCCTTCGAAAACCAAGTTCCTGCGGAGGACGTCTATGGTATTGCGAAAACCGAATCCGGCTTTAATCCGAATGCGCGGTCGCCGAAAGGCGCCGTCGGCCCGATGCAGCTGCTTCCCGGCACCGCCGCGGACATGGGCGTCGTGGATCCGAACGACCCTGAGCAGAATTACGAAGGCGGCGCACGCTACTATGCACAACAACTGAAGGTCTTTGGTGGCGATCGGACGAAAGCGCTCGAGGCGTACAATGCCGGACCTGGGCGTGTTGCCAAGGCGTCGAAGACCGGCCTGCCGCTGCCGGCCGAGACACAGGCGTACGTCCCGAAGGTTGAAAAGGCGCGAAGTGAATTTACACTGCCAGATAGCGCCATCCAGCAGGCGAATGAGCAGATGTACGCTCAGGAGCCGCAGACTCCGCCACCGCCGGTGCAGTTGACGGACAAAGCTGGCACGCCGAAGCCGCCACAGAACGCCTTCCAGGCGCTGCGCGACCAACAGCCGCCTACGCCGCTCGGCGGGTTCATGGACCACCCTGAGCAGGCCATTACCGCCGGCGTCGACCTCGTTAAGCACGGTGCGCAGTGGGCCAAGGAACACCCGCGCGAAGCCGGACGCATTGCTGTCGAGCTGGCCATGATGACCGGCGGTGCTATGCTTGCCCCGGAGGTTGCCGTTCCACTCGCGGCGTCACGGTTCCCAGCGATGGTCGCTCGCGTCACGAATCTGCTGTCGAAAGCCGGTGGGGCAGGCCTCGGCGGCGCCGTCGGCTCGCTGGCCAGCGAAACTTTCGATCCGTCCGGCAGCCCCAAGCGCGCCGTTGAACGTGCCGAGCAGGCGGGCGAATCTGGTGCGGTCGGCGAAGGCGCCGGGCAGGCCGCCAGCCGATTCGCCACTTGGCTCGCCGCCCCGTATCGCAGCCGTCTGACGCCCGACGCGCTGCGCACCAAAGACATCCTCGACGCGCAACGGAAGCCGGGCGAAAACCGTGCCATTCCACCGAGCGTCCTCGTCGACAGCCCAGGCTTCAACATCACCGAAAAATCACTCGGTGCGACGATCGGTGGCGGCGTCATCACCAAGGGACGTGAGCAAGCCGAACAGCTGGCTATCCGCGCTCTCCGGGAATACCCTGCGCAGTTCGGCAGCCAAGGCGGCACACAGGTCGAACGCGGCCAGCGGATCCAACAGCGCTACCAGCAGGAATTGGAAGCCTTCAAACAGCGGATGGACGCTGGCTACGCGACGGTCGACCGCCTGAACGCCCAGAACCCGATCATGGTCGATATCGAACCGATCAAGCTCGCCGCGGCCCAACGCTGGATGCAGCACAGCGGTGGCCTCGTCGACCCTGCCACGACCAAGCTCGTTAACGACCTGCTCCGCAAGCCAAACCTTGTCTCATTCCGCGACGCGGCCCAACTGCGTAGCGACCTCATGAAACTCCGCGACCCCGAGGCGGTCGTGCAAGGCCAGGTGCCGGCGATGGGCGAAAGCCTGTCGCAGGCGGTCGACCGTCAGATCGACCTGGCCGGTAACGCCCTGAATCCCCAGGCTCTCGCTGCCTACCGCCTCGTCAACCGCATGTACCGCGGTGATCCGGCGCGCGGCATCGTCGGCATCCAGCAGTTCGAAGACCCGGCGATCGCCCGCCTGATGCAAGGCAGCCCGGATGCCGTCGCCCCGGGCCTGTTCGGCAAAAACCGCCCCGTCCGCATGGAGTCCCTGAAGCAGCTGCTCGGACGACCGGCCGACACCACCGAATTTCGCCGTTTGTTCACCGAACATTTGGTGACCGAAGCTGGCGCCGAACCGTCCGGCAAAACGCTCGCGAACGTCCTGTTCAAGTACGGAGACACGCTCGAAGCGGTGATGGGCCGACAGCACGCAAACGACCTCCGCGCGATCGCCACGGCGATGGAACGCGCGCAAGGCAATACAATGGGACAACAAGGCCAAGGATTGATCCGAATCGGGCAGGGCAGCGTGGCGATGTCGATGATCTATAGCAATATGCAGCCGGGGCGGGCCGCTGCGGTCATGTTGATCCCCGGTGCGCTCTCATGGATGCTGATGCGGCCCCAGGTGGCCCACTGGCTGTCCATCGGCTACACACTGCCACCCACCGCCAAGGAAGCCATCAAAGTCGCCGCTCGCATCAAAGCACTCGCCAAAGCTGACCAGATGCCGATCTACGAAGTGCCTGCTAGTTGGCTTGAGCAAGGTCCGCCGGCTGGGGCTCCGCCTCTGCCGGTTCAGCCACCGCGGGGAGCATCCGCCCCGCCTGCCATTGGTACCAACGTTTCCGCCCGATAGCTTCCATCGTCACCCGTCCGCCCTGGATCAGCGTATCGATGACGCTGTTCGCCGTTTTGGCCATGATGCCCCGGCCGCTACACTTGTGAATCAGCGTACTGTGATCGATGCGACCGGCCTGCCGGATGTACCCGCTGACTGTCTCCAGCTGGTCTGACTCTGGCTTGGCCTGCGCGATGCGGACGAGCGCTGCCCCAGGCGCCCACCGCTCGCGGACCAGATCGCGCGCCCGAATGGCGTGCTCCCGGCTGACCGTGTACGACAGGTCGCACGCGGCCAGCACCATACACAGCTTCAAAAACAGGTCGTCATCCCGCTGGTACATCGGCCGCAGGAACGGATCCGTCGGCACCTCACGCGACTGCATCCATTGCACACGGACGTGCTGGGCCTCCGGTGTGAGGGCGACTGGCCCGGCCATTTGACTGATCTGCTCAAGCTGTCCCTGGCAGATCCGCAGCAGGTCGTTGTAGTTCGGCGGGTATGACGCCTCGCACCAATAGTCGTTGTACGAGCCGACGATCGTCACGGTCCGGCCGAAAAACCCGCTGAGGATGGCTTCTGGCGACAACGACTTTTTCAGCCACGACTCGGTCGTCCCGGCCAACCAATTGAGAATGTACTTTTCGATAACGACATCACCCCAGGTCCGCGTACCTTCTGTCATCGGCACCGGACTGCCGCTGTACAGATCGGTCAAGTTCGCGATGAAGGACTCGGCGATGGGCCCGCCTGCGCCCAGACTGTTATACAACTCCGGGTAGACGATCCACGGCGCCTTGTTCGCCTCTTGTGTGGACACCACGGCTTCGCCCTTCTCACGTTTGGTACTGCGGCCACCCAGGATGTCCAGCAGACGCTGCTTCGTCAGGCCACCGCGCAAAATCCGGCTCAGCAACGCCGGCACGCCCTTCGCGTGCATCAACGCCGTATCGATGGCCTCGCCTTTGCCGCAGCCGGACGGTCCGACCAACAGTACGTAGATATTCGGATACACCTGCTTCTTCAGCTTTTCGATCCATACCCGGTCGGCCAGCGCTGCCGCGACGAGCGACAGGCAGGCCCACCGGTGGAAGGCCGGGGGCGTAAACGTCACCCCAGCGGTATGGATGTACCGGTCAAGGAAGTTCATCGTGCTGTAAAGAAGATCGCGCGCAGTGCGTGTATGGATTGGTTAATCGTACTTAAGCTGTTATACATAGACGCGGCCGCTGGGTGCGTGTAGGCTGAATTCGCCCTTGGATGCCCAGGTTGACGAATTAAACAATACCGTTGGCTCTGAATAGCTGCCACAGCAAACCTCCTAACAGCGCTAACGCGATGCCGCATCGATGCCCACAGTTCACGCACCGGTTCCAGATCAGCCGATATTCCCCGACGACAGATTCCCGGACCATGAGCCCGGGGCTGCCGGCTCGGCTACATCGGGGGCAAACGGTTCGCCGCGGAAGCCGCTCAACCCATCCGGCACCGTACGACTGTCCGTCGGCAATGGCGGGAACGTTTGCTGCAACTGGGACGACGTCATGCCGGCCGGCTGCCGCAGCTGTTGTACCCAATTCTGCACTTGTTCGACCACCTGAGCCAACTCGTCGGGTGTAAAGATTCCACTGCCACGCAGCGAGATCTTGCCCCGGCGAGCGACCCTCAACTCCACCTTGCTTTTTGCTGTCCCAAACGTCAAAGCGGGCACCATCGATCGCACGCGTTCGCTTCCCATTCTGTCCTCCAGTTGTCATAATGTGTGGTGTACTCCCTTCGCCCTGCGGCTCGCTGTCTGCCCCTACGATAGCACGGAAAACCGCCCTGTCAACCGACCGCGACCGCCTCGCGCTGGACGGCCGTCGCGAGCAGCGCCCGGCAGTCCGCCTCCAGTTCCTCGCGACTCGGGAATCGTACGTACTCCTTCGGCATCGACCAGTCGGTGCCGATCTTCAGGGTCGCCGGGATGACCAGCGGGCACCGACCGCCATCGTACGGCAGCGGCGTCTCAAGGTGACGCTTTAAGAACGACGCGACGTCGTACGCTGTCTCCGGCGGGCAACACACAATGAGCGCATCGTGGACTTGCAGGGCCAGACGTGTCAGCAGCCAGCTGACCGTGCGGTGCCGACGCCGCTGGTCGGCCAACCACGCCCAAAACGGCACGATCCCGTTCATATTCGTCATAATGCCGCAGTCGGACTGCGGCCGGTACGCATACGCCCGCCGGTACACGCTGTCGTCGAGCCGATCATACTGAAACGACAACGTCCAACCCCAGACGTTCGTAATGGCGCGGTCGCGCATCACCGCAATCCGGGTCGCCCGCTGCCATTCGGCAATCTCAGGGTCTGCCGCCATAATCGCATCAATCATCGTCTGGGCTTCGTCGGGCGTGATGACGACACCCTGCTTGAGGAGGTTTTCGGAATGCGTCTTGCCACCCATGCCGTAGTTGGAATTACAACTTATTGATATATAAGCGTTTTTTCGCACCATAAAGTAACCAGTCGACGTTGTTACGCAGTACACTTTGCCTGCGTATGTTTTTTTCCCGACCTGCTTCACACTAGTCAAACGAACCGGCGATAAGTATAAACGCCAACAGCCGTGACAGGCTCGAATCAGCGAGCGCACACCGCGTAAGTGCGCAATCGTTTGAATCCAGTCGACATTCACACGTTTCACAGACCAGTAGATCAACGACGTCTTTGCCTGGTGCCCGTCCCAATGCACGAGTTCTGCGAGCATACAGTCTAAAGTTGCCGCATCGAGCTGAAGTAGCCATGCGCCATAAACCTTCTCAGGCCCCAACCAGGCAATCACAGGCAGCGCATCGTTTTTACACAACGTAAATTGCGTGACACCGTCAGCCGTGCAACGTTCGTGGCCATCAATGTTCAAAGAGGCCAGTAATGTACGCAAACGCTCTATTTTTCGCCTTCGTTTGAACCGAAAACTGATGTGGGTTCTATCACGGATACAACCATCAGCTTGCGTTGCCACAAGTAAGCGAGCAAAAGCCGGATCCAATCTTTGCGTTCCGGTGTAAAAACCAGCCGTTTGAAAACGCAAACGTGTTTTGTCCGTCAACGTAGCCGCCTCTGCCAATACGACGTGATCGCGGTTCGCAGACGGTCGGTGATACCGCATGCGGTGATTACCGGTTACATGCTGTGAAAAACCTTTGGCGTCGAATGTATGCAATTCGCCGTCAAAGTCGTATTGATGCACCTGCACTGGTGCCTTAAAGGCAATCGTATTGTCGTCTGCCTGCCATTCGGCGATCGGGACAGGCCGCTTGACGTACTCTGGAAATGACATCCAGCCTGTCTCGGTCAACACCTCTGTTTGGTCATCGTGGCAAGCATGGCGACTCGTTTTACCCAAAGTCCGCTGCTGTTTCGTCACGTGGTCGACTGGCACGTTAAAGATCGCCGCCGCGGCGCGCTTATGCTCATCGTTCTCCCACGGCTGCGCCCGCGCGCGCCAGAGCAAGTCTTTGTTGCCAGTCAACAGGTACCCCTGTACCTTGACGATGCGGTCTTCGGCTTGGCTGGCGTCGAGTTCGATGAACACGGTCCCAGGGTCGCTGAGGTAATGTCGCCGCACGGAACGGTCAACATTTTGCAAGTTCTGTCCGGTTCGGCCCGGATTCTTGCTACTCGCGAGGCGGTGACTTTCCGTTGTGAACTTGTACTGGCACCGGACACGGTGATCGGCATCGGCTACGCCCTCCTTGATGAAGTCCTTGATCTTGCCGGTACGCCGGTACGCCAGGATCAGCTCGACCAGCCGCCCGCAGGTCGCCTTATACCGCAGCGCTAGACTGCGCAGCGCCACGCTGTCGGCCGTCGTCGACTTCTCCCCGGTGTCCTTACGCAGGCGTTCGCGCTTGGGCAACCGCAGTACGTCGTACAGCACCTCCTGCAACAGCTTGTTGCTAATCGCCTTCTTCGCGATGATCGATTTGCCATACGGCGTTCCGTCCTTATAGGTGATGTTCGTTGTCGTCTCGATGTCGAGGTTCGCACGATGGGACGCCAGGTCGATGTCCAGCTGCTGGATGTGCGCCGCCTTGGTGTGCGGATCCTGGCGCACGCCATCTAACATCATCTTCAGCAGTGGATCGAATAACGGCGGATAATGCTGCATGTAGCGGGCGAGCTTGCCGTCTGCCTCTAGCACCGGCACGATGCGGTCCTTGATCTCGTAGGTGACGGCCGCGTCCTTCGCACAGTACCGCCAAAAGTCGTCAATCGACTTGACGTCCTCGAAGTCGCATTCGCCGTCATCGTCGTCCAGGTCTTTCGCGTCGTCCTTCCAATACGGCTCCCGCGTCCAAATGCTGGCCAACTTGGCCAAACTGTGCTTGCTCGCGCTGTCCCAGGCGTGGCTCAGGCACAACGTGTCCCATCGATGATTGACGACGTCAATGTCGCGCTCTCGCTTCAAATGAAAGCGATCAAACAGCCCATTCTGCAGCACCTTCGGCACCCCGTGCCCACAGACGGCCTTCACCAACGACCACACCAACGCCAGGTCCGCCTTATTCCCCCAGTAGTCCAGCGTCGTCGGCACACAGATGGCCCAATTGGCCGCCGGTGCAAACGCAATACAGGTGATCCGACTCGCGCCATACGCCTTGCTGACCTTCGTCTTGCCCGACTTGAGCACCTTCTCACGCAGCACCACTTGGCGCGGCGTTTCGATGTCGAGGCTGACCGCTTCGAACGCCGGCAAGTCTTTCACGAACTGTTGGACGTCACGCAACGTCGGCCGGATGTGTAGCGCCCGCTCCGGCAGCCGCAGCTCCCGGAACTGGCTGTCGCCTGCAATGCGCGCCCAGTCGTACCGGCACCAGCGTTCGAGCGTCGCCGCCCGGAACGTCTCCTGTGGGTGAATCGTCGGGATGACCTTGATGGCCCGGCCGCGTGCATCCACGTATTGCAGAATGCTCCCCCGCCACTTCGACAGCTTCCGCTTGCCGGTCAGGGCCGTCAGGGCCACCTCGTCCATCGGCACGATCACCCACGGGTCGGTCAGCTTCGCCAACCGCTGGTGCAGCAGCTCGACGGCGTACTCCACCTCGGCCTTCGGCTTCGTCCTCAGATTGTCCTTCACCACTCGGTCGGTCACAATCGTCGTGATGTACACGTCGCTGCGGCGCAGGCCGACGCCCTGCAGCCACTCCTCAAAACGAGAGCCCGCTGGTCCGACCAGCAGGCCCTCCTTGATGACGTCCCACTTCCGCGCACTGTCGACGACGACGACGATGCGAGCGGTCGTTGGCCCGGCGGCCAGCCGCGCACCGGTCATCGTTGAACCTCCGGCGCCTTCTGAAAATCGTCGTACAGCGACTCCAGCTTGACGGCCAGAAACACGTTATAGTTCGCCGCGTCGAGCGCATCCTCGACGGCCGTCTTCAACGCCGCCCGGTGATGCTCATGGTCGATCGCCTCGGCGATGTACTTGTTCGCCCCGGCCAGCCGTGCCTGCCTGTGCTTCAGCTCAGACAACAAATCATCTACGGTGTACAGGTCGAGCATCGGCGTATCGTGATTGCGCCCGCGTGCGTCACGGTCGACACAGATCGCGCGCATCTCCGCTAACTTCGCATCGTACCGCGCCCACGGAAACCGCTCCGTACTGTCCAGTGTGCTCACGCCTTCACCTCCTGCCGCTGCGCCGCCTGCGCCGCCGCCTGCCGTGCCCATTCCACAAATTGTCGAACGTCGGTGTCCGCCGCCATCTTGCCGCTGTCCTCCAGTACCTTCGCGACCGCGCGCGTCAACTCGACGATCAACGGCGTGCCGTCCTGCGTGCCGATCATCAACTTCCGCCGCATCTGCTCCGCCTGCCAGAATTGCATCTCCCCTTCGCTGTAATTGATCATCCACTTCACATAACTGTCCGGCACGTCTTTCAACGCCGTACCCTTATACCGCCCATGGTCCAGCACCATATTCGGATCGCTGCTGTTCTGCGCCATCGTGTCCTCCCTTGCCTGCCATCATAGTTGGTCGCGGGGGCCGGATTCGAACCGGCGACCTTCAGCTTATGAGGCTGACGAGCTGACCGCTGCTCTACCCCGCACCAACCAGAGTGTCGTATGTGCTGCTACGTACTCTACCCTACGGCCTTACACCTGCCCGGGGCGGAAGGGCGGAGGCGTCGCCGGCTTGCCAACCGCGGCGGCTGCACTCACCGGAGCGCCGCCAACCGGCCGTTCGCCGACCCGATACCACCGGCGCGCACGGTTGCGCTCCGTACCCTTATACTTCCCTTCCTTCTGCTCGACTTCGATGCCGATCTCGGCCAGCACTTGCTGCCCTTTCGCCTGACTGCAGACCAAGTCGACCGCACCCGTCTTCGGCACGCCCGCCTTGTCGATGACCTGCTTCCAGATCTTCGCCCCGACGGCGTTCGCCCAGGTCTTCGGGTCATCGGCCCCAAGGTCGTCATCGCTGCCGATCACGAAATTCTCAAAGTACAACAGCCCTTTCTGAGCCTCCGGCTCGAGCACCTTGAACGTGCCCTTGATCATGTACTTGCCACCGCCGCTCGCCGTCTCCTCCATATTGTCGATCTCGAGCTTATACAGCTGCTCCGGCAGTACGACGCCGGTGTTCTCCGGGATCACATCCCATGGCACTTGCTTACTCATACCTGGCCCTCCCTGTGTGTGGACAAAACAGCCGGCAGCGGAATTGCCGCCGGCCCTGCGAACCGACTAGCGTACAGGACGACGCGCCTGCTTGCCAGCCCCTACCCCTAGTGGGGTCAACGTAGTCGAACTGTCTACATATTGCACTTGGCCGATGGCCCAGGCAGGTTGTTCAGCGTAGAGCACCCACCGTGCTTTAAACTGCGCTTTCATTCGCCCTGCCGCTATCATCACCCCTACAGCATCCCCTTGATCGCCCTCGCCACTTCCTCGTACGACGCCCGGCACGGATCCGGCAACGTATCCAGCTGGGTCGCACAGTTCCAACCACCGCCGGCCCGCGTCTGCCACAGGTACTGTCGATCGCCCTTCGTATCGCGCAGCACGTGCTGCCGATACAGTTCACTGTACCCAGCAGGATTACGTTTGCGCAGGCGGCCCGGCGCACTGGGGTTCCGCACGATCTCCCCATTCACCTCGTCTTTATCCTCGTCGACATGCGCCACGACGACGACACGCATCGCCAGGCTGCCGAATCGAATCATCAACATTTCCTCGAGCATATCGGTGCTCGCGGCGAACCATTGCCTCGGCTCCTTCGTCGTCGGATTCAGCTTGTACTGACTCCACTTGCGCGACGCGATCTCACAGAACGTAATGCTGTCCAGGATCAGCGTGCCGTGCTGCCAGGCGGCCATGTCTTTGCCGAAGGCGTCGACCCGCTGCAGAAACCGTTCGTACGCCGCCGGTTTGCGCGGATCGGTGTCGATGTAATGTTCGATCTGCACCTTCAGCTGCCCATCGGCACCCAACACATACTCCACCGGCGTGCCGAACTGATCATCCTGCTGGTGAATCTGCCCGCCTTCTGCCAACCATCGCTTCTTGTATGGCATTTCCTTGCCGTACGGATCCCACATCCAGACCAGCTGTGGCGTCGGATACGTCGCCGCGCTGGTCGACTTGCCCGCCCCGCTGTCTCCGTAGATCAACGTATGTCCCGCCGCGTACACCGACGGTGCCGGCGCATTGATCGACGCCCCCGGTTGTCCTGCTTGCTCTGCCTGCTCTGCCATGCCGTCTCCCTTCATTGGATGGTCTACCGTGAATTACTTACTTTACGTGCTACTGCACATTCGCCCAGGTTGGTTACACCAGCATTCGCCCCGACATGGGCATACCGCCGGGCATTCGTTCGCGTGCTGGCAGAACAGCGGCGACTGCAAGGCTTCGCGCCGGCGCAAGTCGTTTAGCAGTTCGCCCCGGCGCACCCGGTGGGGCCGTGTCGGCTTCGCATTGAGCCGCACCGGCAGTTTCGGCGGCTTGCCAGGTCGTCCGAATTTCGGCCCATTCGCCATTGCGTCCTCCTACGCACACCCCACTGCCCGAGGCCCTATGTTCTCACACTTTTTTCGCCTGTCAAGACGTCCGCCTCGCGGCAGTAGAACGCCACCGAGCCTTCGATGAATGTGCCGTACGTGGTGATATTCGTGAGCCGCCACGCCAGGCCCGGCTGCCTGTTCCGCCGCTTCAGCACCCAGTGGTGTAGGACGTACGGCTCCTTCGACGTCGGCGCCTGCCAGAGCGCCAGCACATGCGGACCTTGCTGCCGCACGAGCAGCACCGTGACGGTCTTCAGGAAGTCCGGCCCATCACGCTCCAACTTCTGCCGCGCCCGCCGCAGATGCGGCTTCGCCTTCGCCATCAGGGCGCCCCCACGACCGACTTCGGCTGCCGCACCGCCTGCGGATCCCACACCCCAGCCCGCTCGAAGATACTGTCGGCATACGCAGCCGGCCGGCCCAGCGCACAGAAGTCTGCCGCGATGCACTGCCGGCACACCCCGCCGCCCTGCGCAAACTGCCCTTCCATCGGCACCATCGGCAGGTCCGCCGCCGTCCGCACGCGTTCGAGCCGCGCCCGGTACCGCCGTGCCAGCTGGATGGCGTTCGTCCGCCAGGCTTCGATCTGCTGCGGCGTCCGGCTCACCGGAAACAGCTCCATCTCCGCGTGCATCAGCCCGCATTCGCTATACTGCACCCCGTGGTCGCTACACCGCCGGTTACTGTTGGGAATCTTCTTGATATTGATCGCGTTGATGAACGCGCCGAGGTACGGCAGACCCGTCACCTCGCGCAGGCCCCACAGATACCCGGTCACCTGGCTGGCCGTCCGGTACCCGCGCTTGTACTCGGCCGTAATGTACGACCCGGTCGACTTCGTGTCGACCACGTACAGGCTGCCGCTGCCCCGCATCACCGCTTTGCCCACATCCGGCGTACCGGTGTACCAAATGTTGAACTCAGGATCCAACAGCACCATAAAGCCTTGTTCGATCGTCGACACGTCCACCTCGAACGGCAGGTGCGCATTGCGGACGCAGTACTCCCCCATGATGACGCGCAGGTTCTCGAGCGTGTACGCCTGGTACGATTTCTGCTGCTTTTCGTCCATCGCCGCGATCGCCTGCCCGATGCCCATTGCTGTGTACGCCGCCTCAAAGGCGGCCAGGACGGCGTCCGGCGCCCCACCAGCAAAGAACACATCCATGCCAGCATGTACCGCCGTCCCGACGTTCATCTTCACCCGGACGCCCGGCGCATCATACCCCAGCCCGTATCGCAGGCTGGCGTGCGTCTGACACACCGCCTCCGTCGCCAGAATGCTGTTATCGACGTATAGCCGCCCGTCCGGCTGAATCACTCCGTGTTGCATGGTTCCTCCTTCGTTCGTTGTTATGCCTGTCGGCTTACACCCCCGGCGGCTCCTTCAACACCGCCAGCACCAGTGCCTTCCGCTGCTTCTGCGTCAGCAGGTCCAGCGTCCCACCTACGTACGTCTCCTGGATCAAGATCGCATTCCACAGATCGATGGCCCGGATGCCGGCGGCCCGGCACGCCTCAATCGGCTCCACACCCAGCCGACAAGCCATCAGCACTGCCGCGACCGCTTCATTCGGCCGCCATTCGCCAAAGTTACGCATCGGCCTCACCAGATCATCCACCACGACAATCCTCCCACCACCAGCCAGAACACCGTCTCGTCATCGAACCGGCTCGGCGGCCACCGCTTCCGCGGCCTGCTGCGCTGTGCCATCAGTAACACTCCACCGTACACATGCCGCCGACGCAGCACTGCCAGCACACCCGGCCATCCGGCAGCACCCACGTCACACATCCGTCACCCCACTGCCAGACTAGCACGAACACGGCCAAACGCAACCCCCACCGCCACCCTCGGCTCACCTGTGATACCATGAATGCCCTCCTTCGCCAGGAACGTCCCAAAACGGCAGCTCCAGCGCTCGAACCGCCTCGAGCGTGCCCACTTGTGCCGTCACCGCAAGTAGGCTCTTCTCTTCGGCCGTCAAAAGCCGCGTAAAGCGAAACCACGTCCGCCCTGCGTTCATTTCGACCTCGCATGAGATAATTCCGTCGTACTTCGACTGCAAATAGCACGTAATAGCCATTACCACACCACCTCGGCCGACTCGAGCCACAGCACCACCGCTGGCTGGCACAACAGCCGCGCCGTCACCACGGCCGCCTCCCGATCCACCTGCCAGGCCTCGTGTATGGTCCGCACCGTCTCATTGCTGATCTGCACCACCGTCTGATGGCCCACCATCACACACAGCGTCCAACAGCCCTGGCAAGTCGTCAGCAGCACGATATGCTCCTCCCCCATGAAATACTGCGCAATGAACGGTTCGTCGAATCCTGGGACCGTACCGCTCACCGGCGGGCAGTCGCTGAAGGCCTCACCAGTCTGCCGCTGCAGTCGGCTCAACAACCGGGCATGTCGCCGCATATGCAACATATCGTCGACGATCCCAGCGTAGACGTAATACAGCGTCCCGAAAAAGCCCATCGCTATCAAGCAGGCTGGCATGTTCCCAGCCACCGCCTGCGTCAATACGCTGACGGCTTGGACCGTCAATCCTATGACACCTACCGTCAAAATAATGACGTCCGTACGCTCAAGCCGGCCTGACTGTCTCATTTTTGCCACAATTCCCGGACCTCCTTAGTCAAGATTCAGCTGAAGTTCAGCAAAAATTCTGAATCGAAATCGTAGACAGCTAAACGACTTAGGCCCTAAATTCAGAATTCAGGGGGGGTCCCCAGGTGTGAGCCTGTTCGACCCTCCGACCGACCGACCCCTCGCGCGCGCACGATTCCATAGAACCCAATTATTTTAATTCTTACTCTTAGGTGGAGGGGGGCTCGTTCCGCCATCCGACCGTTCGTATCTTTTTCGATACACTTTTGGTCGAACACTCTCCCCCCTGGCACCCCCACCTGAATCCTGAATTTTGGACCTAACTTCAGTCGCAGTCAGCAGATTCGATTCAGAAAAATCGCTGAATTTCAGCTGAACTTTGGGCCGTCAGGGCTGTTTGTCCAAGGTTTTGCCCTGCTCGGCGGCCAGTTCGTCCAATGTTTTGGTCCAATTGGTCCAGCTTTTCCAGATCGACTCCTCGAACACCCAGGCGAGCCGGTCCCAGCCAGCGATCGGCTGGAACGCCCGGGCCAGGATCCGGATGGCGACCCGCTGGTACCGTTCGCGCAGTGCCCTGGCAGTGTCGTTGTCTGCCCTTGGGAACGGCTCACGTCGTCCTTTGCTGTCACGTCTGGCTTCGGCGACCCGTCGCGTCTCGATCACCGCCTCCGTCATCAGCACTGGGCTCTCGCCCTGGCGCCGCCGGTTCGCCCCCAGGTAGGTGATGTACCCCGTCAGCTTCGTCCGGTTGATCTGCTGACTGCCTCGGCGTTTGAGTCCATCGTGTAAGAACGCTTGGGTATACTGCTGGAGCCAAACAGCGAAGCCTCGGGCCGGCACCACCGGCCTGCCGGCCAGCAGCCCGTCGGCCAGCGCCCTCGACCGCCACAGCCGGGCCAGCAGGTTCATCTGCCGGACCCGTTCGGCCTCCGCCTTCGTCCGTTTGCGTGGCGTGCTCATAGCTCCACCGCCTCCGACAGGGCGGCGGCTGCCGGCAGTCCTGGGCAGACCGCCTCAGGCACCGCCTGGCCGTCCATCCTCTGCCGTCCGCCAGCCCGCCACGTCTGCCACATCGTCGCCGGCGCCAGGGCTCGCCGGTTCGCCTCAATGACCGCGTCCGTCCGGTCACCACAGTTCACACACCGCCAGCTGCGCCCTTCGTCGGCCAGCGCCAACACCGCGTCAATGTCTGCCGGCGTCCGCACCGGAACGTCCGCAATCCGTCCCTCCAATACCACCAAGCCGCCGCAGCGTCCGCATTTCGCCATGTATCCTCCTTTGGTTGCGCCCGTTCGTCTGCCTGTCTGCCTGCCTGCCCGCCTACGCCCGCCCAGGCACCACCAGCTCATGCGTCTCGCCCCAAGGGGCTTTCGCCTTCGACGTCGCCACCCACAGCACTGGGTAGGCCGGCTCACGGTCCGGGAAGGGCCCTTCGAGGTCGGTCAGGTAAATGGCCGCCGCCAGCGGCCAGCCCTCGCGTGCGGCTCGGGCGAACGGCGGCCGGAAGTCGGTCCCACCGCGCCCGACCGGCCGGAAGTCAATCTCCTGGCCGGGCGTATACTCCTGCACGCCGCCTTGCTTGGCGATCTCCGCATCGCAATACACCACGTACGTCCGCTTCGGCTTGGCCCGCGTCAGCACAGCGTTCAAACACCCGGCAAAGTACTCCAGCTCCTGTGTGCTCACACTGCCAGACGTGTCGACGAACACACCAATCGCTGGCATGACCTCGCCGCGCAGGCTCGGCAGATATAGCCCTTGTGCCAGGTAGTTGCGGTTCGGGTACGTCCAATCATAGTCGTCGAAGCACCGGTCGGTGATCAGGAAGCGTTCCAGCAGGGCCGGCAAGTCCACTGGCGGCTTGCGCATGCGGTCGAGCAGTTCGGTAATGTGGCCCGGCGTCTTGCCTGGCGGCATACCGGCTGCCGCTGCCTTCACCCGGCCTTCCCACTGTTGCTGCTGGCTCTGTTGTTCGCCGGCGCTGCCCTGCGGCTCCAGCATATCGCCGACGTGCCACGCGGCGCGGCCCATGGCCTCGTCCAGCGCCTGGGCCAGCTGCTGGTACTTCGCATCATCGCGGATCTTGTCGTAGACCGCCTCGGCCGTCATCCCGGCGTACTTCTGCTCAAGCAGGCACCCGTCCGGCAGCGTCAGCCCCGCCTGCTTCAAGTCCCAATTGATCACCAGGTCGCCGGCGATGTTCCACAGTGACGCCTGCCGGTGCTGCCGTCGCCAGACATGCCCCCGGATGACGTGCTCCACCTCGTGGGCCAGCACCGCGGCCAGCTGCGGCAGCGTCCATTTGGCAATGGCGTCAGGCTGTACGTACAGCCGCTCCCCGTCGGTCCCGGCTGGTGCCGGCAGATCCGCCTTCACCTGCACATCCATCTGCATCGCCAACAGCGCATAGAACGGCTGGGCAAACAGCAGCTTTGTCCGCGCCCGAGCCACCCGTTGTAACGTGTCGTGTTCCGACTCTCCCATTCGTAAACCTCCCTTCGTTTATCGTCGTGTCCGTTGTACTGTCGTGACGTGCCAGCCGTCTGCCTCCAAGCCGGCAATGAGCGCTTGGTCAGCTGCGTCACCCCCGTCAAGGTTTTCTACCGCCTTTAAGAGCCGAAACGTGGTTCCACGCGCCTGTTGCCCTGCGTGTGACAGCCGTTGTCCCAGGTCGAGAAAGTCCCAGACCTTCATCGGCAAGGCAACCGTCATCTCACCGCGCCATCCGGCGGGCTTGTCTCCTGTCGTTCGATCGTCCATCCTTCGGCCTCCAGGGTTATCAGTATTGCCGTGTCGACACACGGATTACAGGTATTGTTTCGCTGGCATCCATGGGCAACTGATAGCATTCGGCGTACATCAACATGTGCGTCGCTTTTTACCAGCGCCGCCAGCTGTGCATAATTCACCCCCGTGAGGACGCCCGGCGGCACCGTCAGCCGCCGAGCCCGCCTGTCGACCACCACACGGCCGTCACCGTAGCGGTCGTCCCAGTCGTCGTACATCATCGCCCTCAGTTATCCTTATCAATGCCGGCCAGCTCCCGCTGCAGCTTGCCGGTCGCCAGCTTGCGGAACCCAGGGCTGCGCACCACGTCGGTCGACTTGCGCAGGCTATCAATGACGAGCAGGACCGCCATGTCGCCCTTTGCCGCCTCAAACAGCCGCTCCGCATACACCATGATCGCGTCGGCCGTCTTCAGGCTGGCCCGGTAGCTCAGGCCGACAATGGTCGCATACAGCGCGCTCAGGTTGCGTGGAATTGGCGCGGTCGACGGTCCGCCCAGGATCACCTCGGCCGGCACCATGTCGACTCGGTGCTTGATGTGCGCCAGCAGCTCCGTCGCGCACCCGGCACCGACACAGCCGGCCAGCAACGGCGTCAGCGTGTCCATGTTGTAGCCAGCGGCCAACAGCTTGCTGGCCTGCGCCCAGCCGCGCGGCTCCGGCGTCCGCTCCACCTCATTGGTCTTCCGGTCGACGTACAGGCTGTTCGGGTGTTCGGTCAGGTAGCTCACCACCTCTTCCACCACACCATTGCGCATGGCCCAGTCCTTCCAGTCGCCCAACTCGGGCTGGATCTGCACCAAAAAGAACCGGCTGATCAGCGGGGCCAGCACCGTATCCACGCCGGCGCCCTTGTCGCTCGGCCGGTTCGTCGTCGCAATCAGCCGGACGTGCGGCGGCAACGTGTGTTCGCCGCAGGCCCGCGCCTGCACGAACTGCATGTACGCACCCTGCACCGCCCGGCTCGCGTGCCCCAAGTCCTCCAGGTTCCACAGCGTGAGCCGTGTGCTCGCCAGCACGCGGGCCAGCTGGCCAAACGGCAGGAACCGTGCCGTCCCGCCGGCCGCGTCGGGCCACGGCAGACCCTTCGGGTCCGTCGGATCTTCGACCGGCGGATGGCTGACCACATGGTCCGCCTGCAGGCTATCCGCCACCTGCCGGGTGATGTCGCTCTTGCCCACGCCCGGCGGTCCCACCAGCAGCACCGGCACGTCCGCCTCCACCGCCTGCTTGATCAGTCCCATCGCTCGCTTTGGCCCTACGGTAATGCTGTTTCCCATTGTGTTTGTCCTCCCTTGGTTGTTAGATGACACTCCGCTTCCACACCCCACCCGGTGACAGCTCACGCAGTCGACCGCATACCATGTCGACACTCTGCGTCAGCCGCCACAGCACCTTCAACTCCGTCAACTCTTCGCGCGTCAGCCGTTGCTTATGGTACAGCTCCCATTCGGCCGGCGACGCCTTCCACGCCAGTAAAAACTCCACCGGCATTTCTTTGAAGATGTGATACCTAAACCGCTTATCCACAGGTCCTCCGCTGTGCCCATTGTGCCGCCACGGCGGCGCGTTTATACCACACCTGACAGATTCCACAAGGCGCACTTGTACCTAGTGCACACTACGTAGGCACGCCACCTACGGTCCGCCCCTCAATTATCGAACCAGAACACCACGCGCGCTTCAAAGCCGCGGTCGGCGAACGTCGCCAGCGCTGCCTGCACCGCCCAATAGCTCGGCGCCAGCTGTTCGCCCATCGCGTGCAAGTCCAGCAGCACGCCGGCATACTCGCCGAGCGTCAGCCAGCTGAAGCTGTGATAGTCCGGGTGCGTCACGTAGTCGTGGTCGCCAACCCGCACCAACTGACTGCTCCCACCGTCAATCCAAGCCGTGGCCTTCTCACGGTCGACCGATCGGCCTTCCCAGTCGACCTCGCCAGCCTTTAACGGCTTGCCTGCAATCGACAACAACACCTCGTGATGTACCTTGCTGCTGAACGCCGCTGGCAAGCCACGCGCTGGAATCAACGCCCCGTCTTCCGGCCCACGCACCCCGGCCAGTCGATTGAACAGCGAGTAATCGCGGCCCGGATTACACACCCCGCCGAACGCCCACCACCAAGGCGCCGGGTCTTCCGCACCAGGCACCGCCCGGTACTCCATCACCATGTGAATGTCACATCCCATCGGCTACACCTCCTCGTCTGCCGGTGCCGACCCATACCCCAGCACCACACTGGTGAAGTAATTGCACTCGGCCAGCGCCACCTGCCGGCCCGTCTCTGCTTCGACGTCAGGCACGTCGATCAGATCAATATCGTCTTCTAGCACCGCGTATGTTCGCACCAGGCACCTCCCTTCAGTGACGTGTCCATCGCCCATCACGAGCGATCGAATATCCTCCGCCATTATTCAATACACCTGTCTTCGGATTGCGCATGCCCTGCCGCCAATACCAATTGCACGCTGGACAGTAATTCACCCGGCCCGGCCATGGTTCGCAGTGCCGACACATCGCACCAAGACGTTGCGCCATACAGGACCACAGCTCTTGGCACTCCGGGCATTGATGCGTCAGCACACGTCACCTGTGTCACCGTCCGCCAAATCGAACGGCTCTGCCTCCATTACCTCGTCCTCCAGGGCCCACTCGATCACCTGCCCGCACAGCGGACACGTGCCCTGTATCGGTTCGAAGAACGGCCCACAGTCTGGACACCTTGCCATTGCCTTACCCTTTCGTTGTGTTTGTTTCCAACGGATACCGATCACTCAACTCCTGCATCAGTTTATTGTGCAAGGTGTGATAATCGCGTTCTACGTGCGCAAGGCGTTCTTTTGCCTCAAGTACCTGTACTACTAAGCTAAAGATTTCCTGTCTGGTCATCGCTCCGCCTCCTTTCATAGCACCTGACAGGCCGGATGCGTCCGCAGATAGTCGACCGTCACATGCCGGACGGTTCCGTCTGGACACCGCACCACCAGTCGACTGTCGACGGGCGCCGGCCCTGCGCACCCGGCAACCAGCCACCACAACGCGCCTGCGACGGCCGCCCGTTCAAGCCATCTCAGCATGGCGCGCCCCTCGCTTGATCGCGCGGTCGATCGCCTGCAACAGTCGCGCCTGTTTCTGTTGCGCTTGTCGCCATACCGTATCGTATGACTCCCCGCCTAGCGTGTCGTGCCACTCTCCGCACAGGAACCCCGCGTTGACACAGTCGGCGATAAGGTTTTCAAACCGCCGTTTCTGTCGTGGTGTCACCTCACACCTCCAATCGTGATCAGCTGTGCAAACCGCACCTGCTTATGCTGCACACCATGCACAGGTATCCAGACATGCGCCGTCCGGCCGCCGGCCCGGCCATCGCAGGCCCGGCAGTCGACGCAATGCAGCAGTCGGCCCGCTTGTTCGCTGGCCGGACACAGTATTGCCCTGTCAGGTCCACTGTCCGCACCAACAGGCACGACTGTGAACGTCCGCCAGCCCGCCGCGCGCGCCTGCGCCGTTTCCTCTGCTGTATCACAGCTCGCCATGCACCAGTGAGCCAGCTGTGGGTCGCACGTCCGCCATTGGTGCGTATAGCCGGTATGCATGGCCGATTGCGCGAGCCCCGTCTGCCAAACGACGGTTGGCACCGCGGCCGGATCTCCGTATGTACCCAGTCGGACGGGCAGACCTGCCAGCGCCGCGCGCGCCACCTGCAGGCTCGCGTGCCGATACCGGCCTCGCTGATATGCGCGCCACACCACGAGCGCACCCTGGTCAAGCCGCACGTAGCAGCTGCCTTGCCGGTGGATACAATCTCCGCACACGGCTGCATCGGCGCCACTTCGGTGCGCGCGCACCGGATCGCGTCCGCCGGCCAGAATGTACACCTGCACCATCGCCCCGGTTTTGGTATTCACGCCGCGCCGCGCGTGCCGCCGTGCCGCCTGCAGCCCCGTCGCAATGACGACAATCGGCGCGCCATTCAACACACTCGGCCCCTTGTACAGTACAAAACCGTTCATTTAGAATTCCTCCGCTTGATCTGTTTCCATCTCGCCTTGTGCGTTTGGTGTAATGCATTCGATGGTTCGATCCGTTACGTCGATAAACAGCGATTGCGTATCGTCTGACAAAATCTTCAGATCGTTGAGCCAGATACGTTGTGCCTCCTCCATCGATTCGGCTTCAATTTCATAACGGCACGTTTCTTGAATTACGTACTTTTTCTTTGGCGTCATTCTGCTACCCCCCTTGTTGACCACCTGCCGCTCAATCCCGCTAGCACAAGGGCGCAAGCCCCCACGTTGCGCCCCTGGTCTAGATGGACTGGCTACCGCGCGCCCTGTGCCGCCTCATGCATTGACTCTGCCGCTTGCGCTAGCTCTGCTTTCCAGCCTTTCGCCGGACCGTCATACAATAGCCTCAGCTCGTCGCCATACCCCCCATGACATTGCAGCCACAACTGCCCGTCTTTCAGGCTGACCGTGTATCGGTACTCTTCGCCACAGTCGCGTGTCCCTGCCGGATACAGGTAGAATCCGCCCACGTCGCGCTTAAACTTCGCCACAAGCTGCGCCGCTAGGCACGCCATGCCGTTAGCCACCTTGCCACGTTTCGCGCCTATGCCGAATCCATTCACAACCGTGAACGGCTTGAGGAATCGCGCCAAGTCGTTGCCGTGTCCATCTGGGTATCCATCCATCTGCCGATACAGCACCGCAATTTCCTGCCCGTCTCCGTCCTGCAGAATTGTCAAGCTTCGCGTTCCCATGGTGTCTATTCCTCCTATGTGTTACTGTCGACGGCTCTGTCGCCGCGCGTGATACGCACTCACTTGTGCGCGCCATAGTATATTCGTCGGCACTGTCATATCTAAGTACTTCAACGGACATGTGTAATAGCATGGGCCCATCGATTCGTCTAAGTCCTTATAGCCCCACAGGCCGCCGTTGCGCGCCAGCAAATCACAGGCAATAAACCGTTGCGTTTCGCTCGTTGCTTTTATCGCCACCTCGCGCACACTCCACAGCACATTCCCGCGCGTACAATGCGCCAGGGTGCGCCATTGCGCCGCGTCTGTTTCCATGTCGGCGATACGTGACGCAATAAGGCTTCGGCGCGTATCGGCACAAAAGAGCCATCCCATGGTCTACTCTCCCTTCGTGACTGCCCACAGTCCCCAGAGGCACAGCAGGCAAATCGCCAGCGTTGCAGTTTCGACAAGCTGTATCAGATCATTCATGGCTACCTGCTTTCTGCTTGTGCGAGTGCGGCTTTTACAATGCAATTCCAACCAGCTATTCGCGTGCCTTCAACCATCGCAAAGCATCGCTAATCGGCTCAAAAAACTGCACTTCTCCCCGTATCACCGCGACGGCACCGCCGCTGAATTCATCTAGTCTCATTTTGCTGCAAGTAGAGGCCCATGACGTTGACCATGGCGTTTCGAGCTGGAATGCAAGTTGATACTCGCTAACCAAAGCCGCTAATCGTTCGATGTCGCCGTACTCTTCAGCATATAACCACAGGGTACACTCGTTCTCTTCGATCTCATATTGGCAGATAGGCCCTTCGTCGCTATCGCTTGCTGCTTGCAAGGCTGCCACAAGCCAGTCTTTTTGCACTGCCGTGTGGTAGGGAATTTCGGTGCTAAATTGCAAGTAATTATTCGCCATTGTCGCCGTATCCTTTGTGGGTTATGGTCGTTTACGCTACCTTCCGATGGCCTGTCTTCACGTCGCGCACATAGCAATCGCCCAGCTCGCTGTTGCCGAATGTAAATGGACTCGTCACAGCACAGAACCATCGGGCATACGGCTTATCGTCGTTTACCTGATACTTCTTCAGGACTTTCCACGTCCACGTGCCGTCCGAACTCTGCCAGACTTCGTACGGGTCTGATTCCGGTCGCGTCTTTGCGCACAGGTTGCGTACATTCGCTCGCGCCTTGCTGCCTTGTGTTCGCTTCATGATCTGTCCTCCTGTGGTTGCCAGTAGTTGCCGGTATGTCATTCGATAGCTCATGCTTACCGTCCTTCTGCTTGTGGCGCTGTGTCTGCGTCAATATAGTCCTTCTTGTCTTGTATAGACGCCAACACTTTCAAGGCCTGTCTCACTTCAGGCTTACAGTATGGATTCCCTTCCCTTGCACCTCTGTTACCCTTGGCCCATTCCAGCAAGTTTTGCAACGCCTCATACATGGCCGGAGCAGCGGCGATGAGGTGGGCATTAGCCCTGTCCTCAGCCGTAAACCCCTCGCCATTGTTGCAACTTGCAAGGATATGAATACCGGCAATATAGCCGCGTCCCTCTTTCACAATACCTATGGCCTGCTGTTCCTCGTCTTCATAATCTTCGTCAACTACCCACGGCCCCGGCGTAAATTGTGCTCTGCCTTGCGTGCTCTTTTTTGCTGTCGCCATGACTTGCCCCCCCCCTTGCCTGTTTCGTCTATTGCAAATATCCCGCTGCCTGCCTGCCGATGCCACCATACAGGCCGATGGTCCGCCCAGCCGCTTGCCCACGCGCATAACCGTCACCCTGCACACGCGCACTCGAACGCCGTGTCTGCAATCGTGGGAAAAACCGCTTCAGTTGCGCCGATACTTCTGTTTCCACGTTGCGAAGCACAAGCGCGGTCGTTTGCGCTGTATTCGCCTGCGTCTCATTCGCCTGCCGTTGCGCCTTCAGCCGTTCGCCAATCGTCGCCACGGCACCCCGGCAAAACGACCGCTTAAACACTGCCTTGTCGGCTAGCTGTGCCTTTGTCTCTGCCGTCGCCAATCGTTCAATCTCACGTTCGCAAATCGCATACAGGTACAGGACGCCTTCGACGTTCGACCGCTTGCCAACCAGACTCATACGCGTAGTTCCGCCATGGCCCACAGCGCGACAAAAGTTATATCGCGCGATAACGTACAGTAGGCTCGCTTTCCAGCCAATCGTATTCCGGTTTGCATCCAGGGCATGTTCGATCTTTTCATACGCTTCCGGCGCAACGGCCGTGTCAACCTCTGCTGCCGTGATATTGTGCTCGAACATGAGCGCTTGTGCTTTCGCTGCTGCCGCTGCTGCCTCTGCGACGTTGCTATTGTTCGTCGCCAATGCCTGTAACTTTTTGATCTTCGCCAGTATGTTATCCATGGTGTCTCCCCTTGCCTGATTAGGCCCGTTTTTGCCAAACTTCGTTAACTTTGTGCCTGTATGTAATTAATGATTTCTTGTGCGCTATCGCGTAACTCTTCAGCTACCGCAAGCAAAAAGTCGTCGTCGTCGCCATCCTCTGCTATGTCGAGTAGACAATCAGCGATTGCTATTTGTTCTGTTTGGCTGCTTTGTTGCATCTGTCGAAGTTGTTGCCGCAGTCCATCGCTTATCATGGTGGCGTGCCTCTCAGTGTTCGAAGTGAGTACAAATGAAATTCACTCTTGCACACTCCGCAAAGTCATGGTTCGCAATCTCCCGCAACCGTTGTGCCTCTGCCTTGCGCCGCAGATCGCCCCAACCTGGCCGCGCCTTGTCGCCCCCGGCGAGCTGCCGACAACGTTCGCAATCCATGTCATATCGGTTGAATACGCGTCTGCAATCGGCTCGATGCTTAATGGTGTGGCTCATGATGCTGTGCTCCTCTGGTTTGTTGTTCGCGTTCATGCCGAGCCTTATCGCAAGGCGCGTGCCAGTGTGTCGCATGCTGTGCTGGCTGCCTGGCCTGCCATGCGTAGAATCACGAAAGTGCAGGAATTACGTAGGGTTACGACAGAAGGTCCGACGACTCGCCCGCCCGCGTACGTAATTGTACGTTCGCCGTAGTCGTACGTAGTCTGTGGCGTTGTGCCACAGGTCGCGTAAGTCGTTGTTTTTCGCGGTAGCGTTTCGCTACAGCGGTGTGGCGTTCTGCGCCTGGGGATAAGTCTGCCCGTCGCCGCGCGGCTGCTGTAATGATTCGCGCGTGCGCGTTGCAGGTCGCGTGCCGTGCCGCTGGTCCGCGCCTTGCTACTGCATGCTGCGTGCCGCGCCTGCTGGCCTGCACATTGCACGGTGCAAGCCCCGTGCCGCGCCCTTGCGTACAAATACGTACGCGCACTTGTGCAATGTCGCGCGGGTCGGTTCACAATCAGGCCAACACGCGGGCGCGGCCGGACCTCTCGCGCGATAGGGGGGGGGTGGTGGTATACCCCATCGACACTACGGTCGACTACGTAGTCGAATCGGCGGCACCGCCCGTCGGCGCACAGCCGGTCTACGTAGTCCACCCGACTTGCACCGCGGCGATTCGATGCTAGACTGGCAGCATGAGTATTGGACCAGGCGGAACATTCAACATTCAGTCCGGGACGATGTATTGGTTCACCAGCCTGTCGGCGAGTGACGCGACGAGCACCGTGATGACGACACCGCGCGGCATTCATTGGTATCAGGATGGCAAGGCGCAGTATGCGTCGTGGTCGGATCCGCCAGAGGCGATCGTCCGGCAGGCCGTCGACCTGGCGCACCGGCAGCAGTGGGACGAGCTGACCGTGCTGGTAAAGTTGGCACAGGCGATGTGATGGGTGTGTGGTCGCATGAATTCGAATACGCCTTTGTGATGGGTACAGGCGCCACATGGCGCATGACGTTTTCGCGGCGGCTGTCGCAGGCTGAGTACGATTACCTGGCGGAGGCCGTGCGCGACGGCCGGTGGGCCGAAGTGCGGATGTACAGCAAGCTGGTGGAGGCGAGCGCGTGAGGCCGTCGTCAAAACGCCCTGTGAAATTGAATCCTTATTGGCAGCCGCAAGCTGACGCGCTATACGGCGAGACAGCGTTTGCGCTTGCCTGGCTGGAGCCTGTGTGGTTCGAGGATGCGCGCAGTGTGCCGGACGACTGGGATCCGTCGCTGTGTGGGCACGAGTCGATGGTGTACTGGCGGCGGTTCTGGGCCGCGCCGGTCGGCTTTACACCAGGGTGACGCGATGAGCCCTTGGATGTTGGTAAACGAACAATCGATGTATGAGTTGAGCGGCGTGTGGCGTCGGCATATTGAATGTGTGTGGTCTATCGAGGTACGGACGGTGCCGGATGATTGGTCGCCGGACCTGCAGGATCGGGCTAATCGTGCGGCTGCCCGCGGTGAAGAGCGTGATTATCGTGACTGGGTTCATACGGCGTATGGAGAAGATCCGCCTGGATGGTGAGACGATGACGCGCGGACAGTTCGTGTACCGATATGCATACTGTGACGACTGGTCCAATGTCGCCTGGTCGACGTCGTACGACCAGCAGGACCATTGGTCGCCGGACTTGGCCGACCGGGCCGACGAATGGGCCTCGTGGCATGAGCGTGCGGAGGTGCAAGCAGAGCTGGAGGCCGAACTGGAGGAGTACCAGCGACAGATGGAGGCGACATATGCCCGACAGCAGTATGAAGACCGTGAGAACGAGGAACGGCGGCGGTCGTCGTGGCCGCCGGTCGATGGAGGCCCATGGTGGTGACGCAGCGGTTGTTTTTGCAGGACGACGCGACAGCTTGCAAGTGTGATGCTTGTTTTAGTGTATGGTACAAGTGGACGTTGGAACAGTTGCCGGAAGACCACTGGAGCCCGGACTTGGCCGAGTTGCCAGAGCGCCTTGAGCATCTCCGTGAATCAACGTTAGCCGTCTGGGAATTATACGTAGATATGATTGACGACTGGCATCAGGGCGCGTGGGAGTTGGCATGAACTGGCGCTGGGTGTCGACGACGTTGAGGCTCGGATGGCCATAGTCGTCAACAATGCACCTCGTACAACGCTGGGTATCGATGGTCATCCGTTGTACTTGTTTGACGGCTATTGGTACAGCGTTGAGTACGAACAGGCGTACAATCTCGATTATGACGCCTACTGGGACGAACCGTCCGCCATGGACATTGAATGCAGCCTGCCGTACGAACACTTAGGGCGATGGTTATCACTGCGGACACGTTGAGGCTGGCCGAGGTGCGCTACCCGGCCTTCGTCTTTACCGGCGAAAGCTGGGTGCTGATGGCCGAAGAGCGCCAGGTCAACACCCGTGATGAGTACTGGGACGAATCGTATCACGGCTTGCGTGTTGTCTACGTGCTACGGGAGTGTTATGAAGGCTGAGTTTTACATCCAACACGAGACGAGTCCATGGTCGGTGATTGTTTTTTCGTACGACTTTGAACGGTCGTTCTTCGGCGAGGCCGACCTGTATTGGGACGACTTGTCGGCCGACGAATACCCGTTTTTGGCCATTACATTCGGCAAGAACAACGCCTGGCATTGGGATGAAATGAAACACGGCTACCGGCTGCTCATTCACGATGAGCGTTTAACAGACGAGGGCCGGATCCAGATCGACCGCCTATTGCACGTATCGCCACCTATGGTAGACTACAGCCTGTGATCTGCCCGACATGCTACCAACGGTGTTACGTGCTGCCCAGCGAGACGACCCGAAGCGTGTTCTTTCGCCATCCCGACGGCTTGCTGCTCGTCCGCACCTATACCTGCCGCGACTGTGCCGAAGAGTACTCATTTGCCCAAGGAGGACCGCCGCGTGCCGAAAGCGAAACCGAAAACGTTACCTGGCATTAGGACGACTGATTGGCCGACGTTGCCGCGTGTCGACGTGCAGGCCGTGCGTACCAAGTCGAGGCGGTGGCGCACCGTCGGCGTGCCGTGCCCGCAGTGCCGACGTTTGCTCGACGTCAGCGTCCGGCAGTTTATTGTACGGCATGACGGTACCTTGGAGAGCGATCGAAGTCTGGTGTGTGCTGATGATGATCTGTATGTGCCGGTCGACGGTTGCGGTGCCACGTTTCCAGTGCAGGTGCGATGGGACGGCCACGCGGGGTAGGGCGGCCACCCGTCGTCACCGCCGACGCCGGCCGGACCGTCCAGAAGTTCGTTGCCCCCGGCTGGGTCACCCTCGATGACGCAGCCCGCATGCTTGGTCACCCTTATACACGAGAGGCGTATCGATGGCTCATTCGACGAATCGAAAAACACGGGTTGCAGGCGGGCCTGCGCAAACGGTGGCTGGCCAAGCCGTACCGCCGCCTGGACGGTCTGACAGTGAACATCCGCTGGTGGGAGGTCTCACTGCCGACGGTTGCCCGATTGCTGAGCGTGCAATTGCGGGAGCAGTGGACGAAGGAGAGTCGCCGATTGCGGATTGGCCTACGCCCCAGCGCGCTTCCCCGTTACCGACCGCCAACCTCAGTGGCACAAGCACGGCGGCGGTCCTTAAACGGTATGCGACCGATGCCGTCGCGGTGATGTTCGACTGCATTAATCAGTTGCGCGAGGATGCGACGGCGGCGCGTGCCATTCCGACGCCGCAAGGGCTGGCTGTGGCTGCCATGGCGACGAAGGCAGCCGGATCATTGGCGAAAGACGTCATTACCTTCACGGTCGGCCACAAGCTGGACGTGCATGTGAGCATCAAGAGCCAGGAAGACGTGCCGCGCTGGGAGAACCTGCCCATCGCCGTGCGTGCCAAGTTTGAGCAAGCGATCGGCGAAGCGACTGACAGCGCCTGGGAGGCGCCGACCAATGAGTGAATTTACGGTACCGCCACCGCCCGTTCCGGGCTTTGGCCCAGCCGAACCTATCCTTGAACAGTTCCGGCTCACACCATTCGCCAAGATGGCTCAGGTTGGCGCGCAGCACGCGGCCGGCACCGTCGCCAACGACCTCCAGCCGGCACTCGACGTCGCGAACGACCCGCGTAACGCCTGGATCGGCACAAATCCGGTCGGCCGCGGCGCGATCGAAGGCCTCGCGGCCCTGAAGGCTGTGCTCGGCATCTTTGCTGGTCCGAAGGCTGCGACCGCGAACCTGGCGAAGCTCGCCGAGGCCCAGGCGCTACAGAAGGCAGGCACGCGCGGCGAAGACATCTGGCACCAGACCGGGTGGTTTCAGGCGCCGGACGAAGGCTGGCGGTTTGAGATCCCGGACGGCTGGGCCAACTTGTCGCCGAGCCTGCCAAAAAGCGGCAAGAACGTCACCATCGAACAGCCTTTCTGGCCGTTTCAGCAACAGTCGCTCACGCTCGGCGACACCTTGAACCACGAAGCGTTGTATCAGGCGTATCCGCAATTGAAGGACATTCCGGTGCGCGGCTTGCAGGGCGGCACCGGTCTGGCTGGCGGCTTCGACCCCGTGGCGCGCCAAATGCACCTGGCGACCAACACCCCGAGCAAGATGCGTGACACTGCGTTGCATGAGACGCAGCACGCTGTCCAGCAGATCGAAGGCATGGCAGAGGGTGGCAGTCCAGCGTCGTACCTGCCGGCCGGTTTCCACGACATGACAGCAGAGGTCGCAGATCGCGGCAAACGTCTCGAAGCGCAATTTGCTCAAGACATCCCTGGGTTTGATCCACACGAAGTGCAGATGCGTTTGCATTTTGGCATCACCTCGTCGGGCAGCCAGGCTGAAGACGCGATGTTCGCCGCCTTTGAGCGACATCCCGCCGCCGCAGCTTACCAAGAACTGCTCGACAGGCAGCGCGCATTGATCCGGCAGTATCACGACGCCATTGACGAGTACAAACGCCTGGCCGGCGAAACAGAGGCGCGGCTCGTCGAACACCGCAGCAATAACCTCGGTCCTCCGATGCCTCAGTCGTACCCACCGTTAGAGTACGATGTGCCGCCGGCCATGCAGACTATCCGCCGCACCACGAAAGGACAACCGTAATGGGACATAGTCTAACCGGTGCGATCGACGGCCTGCCCGTCATTGAAGGCCGCGCCGATGAATTTAGCCGGGAGTGGCGGGCCGCCGACCGGCGTGACCGCGTCGTCTTGCCCGACAAACGGCCGGCCGTCCTCTGCCATACCGATCTCGGCGACCTGTTCTTCACCATCCACCCCGAGGCCTGGGACCGCATGCGCCGACTGCCGCGCAACCGCGCCATCATCGCCAACCGCACACGCCTGTGTGAGTTTTGCAGTAGCGAACTGCGCTGTTGGAAGGACGACCGCGAATTTTGGTACTTCCACTGCCCGTCTTGCACCAGTACTGAAGTCCACAGCAAAAACTTGGCGAAATGACACCACGGGAGGACACACATGACCAAAGCCGAACTCGCGAAGCTGGAACCATACTTTCGTGAAGGCGAGCGCCGTCTCGACGGGCAGCCGGTGCAATGGGACAGCGCCGTGTACCGTACCGCTCGTTGGTTGGTGGTGCTGCGGGAGCTGCTGGACAGTCCGGTGCGGATCATCCGTGAGTCGCATGGTCATCGGCCCGACGCCATTGACGCCTGCGTACCCGGCGTCGCCCTCGAGCAAGTATACTTGGCGTTGACTCGGCTGCCCGGCGTGTCCTTCGGCGTCTACAGCGGTGGATCCTTCCACATTGACACCCGGGCGTACGACAGCACACCGGCGCGTTGGATGGCCGTCCACGCCCGCCCGCACGACCGTGCCCTGTTGCAGGCGCGTGGCCTGACCGGCCTCGTCACCGGCGAAAAGGACGGCTGGATCTACCTGGCGTACAACCATCGCGACAGCTGGCGTGGCCTGCAGTTGGTGTTCGATCTGGCAAACGTCTCGACGGCGACCACCGGGGAGGCCGTCTGATGCCGCTCGACGAAATCGTCATCCTGCTCCGCTGGCTCGCCGCGACCGTCACCGTCCTCGCCTTCTTTATCACCTGGGCCGCCGTCATGGTCTTAAACGCCTTCGAACGGTTGTCGCAGCAGGTCCGCTATGGTATACAGCATACAGGCGAGGCGGGTCCCGTCAGTACTTCCACTGACGCGCCCGATGACAGCAAGCTTCCCGAGCTGGACCCGTGGCATGAAGAGCAGACGGTCGCGGACCTCGTCGCCCGGAGTGAGTGAGCCAGACTGACTATACCCCACAGCAACTCGCCTGGGCTGCCGAACTTCATCGGTGCCGAACTGATTTTGCCTTCGCCGCCAACCACTACCTTTCCATAAAAACCAAGCAGACGATCGGGCTGTCGCCCTTGCGGTTCAACCGGGTGCAGGCCCGGTTGTGGGCCGCCATGGCCGACCAGCTGCGCCGGACCGGCCAGATTCGCCAAATTTGGGGCAAAAGCCGGCAGGTCGGCAGCAGCACGCTGTCGCGTGCCTTCAGCTTCTGGAACTGCGCCTTCAGGCCGAATCGTAACGCCATTCTGATCGCGCACGACGAACCGAGCAGTTACGAACTGTTCACGATCGATAAGCTGATGTACGAGCAGCTGCCGAAAGCACTGAAGCCCAAGACGTCCTTCGACAGCAAGTTCAAGCTCGAATTCCCGGCCTTGAACAGCAAGATCGTCGTCGGCCACGCGCGCAATATGAACGTCGGTGCGTCGCAGATGTCGCACATCGCGCACCTCACCGAGGTGGCCCGATACCCGAACCCCGACGAAGTCCAGGCCAGCTTGTTCCCGGCGTTCAGCGACGCCCGCGGCCAGCAGGACTACAGTGCCATCATCCTGGAGTCCACCTCGCACTTCAACGGCGCCTGGTTCAAGGAATTCGCCGAACAGGCGCAGCGTGGTGAAAACGGCTTCGAATTCCACTTTGTGCCATGGTTTGAGCATGAGGACTATACCCTGCCTGTACCGGACACGTTCGCACACACGTTGACGATGGACGAACGAGACTTGATGCGCCGATACCGGCTGACGCTCGGCCAGATCGCCTGGCGCCGCCAAAAGCGCGCCACGTACGTCAACCCCGTCTTGTTCGAACAAGAATATCCGCTCGACTGGGAATCGAGCTGGCGTCTGCCGATGGGGACTCACCGCGTGTTCGGCGACCTCGAACTGGCCTGGATCGAGGACACCATCGCGCCCGGCGAGCGCTACATGCCGACCGCCCGCGGCCTCGAAGACACCTTCGGCGGCTTGCTCGAGGTTTGGCAGCTGCCCAAGCCCGGCATCTTCTATCACCTCGGCGTCGACGTCGCCCAAGGCCGGGACACCCAGGCTGACTGGACCGTCCTGACGGTCCTGCGCGGCGACACCTTCGAACAAGTCGCCGAAGCCCGCTTCAAATGGGATCCGGCCGACCGCGAATTTCACGACTTTGTGTATTGGACCGGACTTGCGTACAATACAGCAAGCATAATTCCCGACATCACCGGCGGCTGGGGGCATGCCTTGTTGAGCGAACTCCAGCGTCGCAGTTATAGCAACTTGTGGCAATGGCGGCGCCGTGACGACCTCACCGAGAAAGTCAGCAAACGCGTCGGCTTCGTCTTCACGAAACGCGACAAGATGGCGTTGATCAATAACGGTGTGACGCTGATCCGGCAAAAGAAGGCGACCGTCCGCAGTCTGACGCTGCTGAACGAAATGCGAACTTTTATTCAAGTTATGGATGAGTATATGGCGGCACCGGGTACCAAAGACGACGCTGTGTGCGCGTGGCTGCTCGCCGCCCTGTCCGCCGTCGACGCAACCGTCGGCCTCATGGATATCCCGGAGGAGCCCGTCATCGTCCGGCCGGACGGCCGCCCGTGGGCCCAACATGACATCGACGCCGACTTACATGGCACCGGGCAGCAGCCAGGGTGGCTACGTGCCTGGTAGTGTTCACTAGGGAGGACGACAGATGGCACAAGTACGTATCACGCTCGATCAAGACTTACTCGACACGTTGCAGGCGCAAGCCGACCAAGCAGGCCTGACACTGTCGGCATTGATTGCCGAAAAAATGCAATTTGCACCTGCGGCTGCTAACGCGGCCACGCAAGACGCCTTTACGCTCGATCAGGCAACGGAGGCCTTTTTGCGCGCCCTTCAGCCTGGACATGCCGATCTTATTCGGCAGTGTGCGAACGACACACGGCAAAAGCCGGCTGCGTACCTGCTGTCAGCAATCACACTTGCGTATGAAAATGGGCAGACCAGCCTGCTGCTGCCGCAATTTGTCGGTGAACGCCTGGCGGCGAATTCAACGCTTCAGCATGGTATCGGCCATTGCCAATGGTGTGGCCACGACTTTCCTATGACACGGCCCGGGCAGATTTACTGCCCAACACCGAGTGTTCCAGGCGGTGAAGCCTGCAGCCGTCAAGCGGCCTTGCAGCCCATTACACAACGGCGGCAATTACAACCGCCGGACCTGCAATACGCCCCGACACCACGACATACGCTTACCCGGTAAGGAGTCGCCATGGACTTGCCTCGGACCAAAGACGTCAAACGCGACAGCCCGCCTGATCATGGTGACGACAGCGAGCAGAAACTGCTCAAGATGCTCGATGCAATCGCCGACGAAGCGCAGCGGGTCAAAGACCATTGGGTCAAGGACGTCGACCTTACGCGCGACCTCGACCTGTATCGTGGCAAACTCAAAGGCAACGCTGACGATCGCTACTTCGACTGCAACTTCGTCGGCGCCTTCATTGACCGCATGGTGGCCCAGCTGACCGACAACCGTCCGATTATCCGCCTCGAAAACCGCAAAGCCGGCATCAGCAAAGTCGCCCGCAGCGTTGAAAAAGTCATCCAATGCGTCTGGGACGAGTCGAAGGTCCAGCGCGGCCTGTTCAAGCTGGCCAACAACGCTGCCGTCAACCGCTCCGCCGGCCTGTACACCGGCTTCGACACCGACTTGAATACGCCGAACGTCGAATTGCTCCGCATCGGCCAAGTCCTGATCGATCCGAACGTCGTCGAGTCCGGCCAGGTCGACAGCGCCGAGTACGTCCGCATCGAACGGGTGATGACGCTGTCGGAGATCCGCGCCAAGTTCCCGGGACGCGGCGCTCTCGTCAAGTCCGACGTTAACGTCAGCACCATCGGCCAGGAGCCGAAAAAACGCTCCAGCATGCTCGACGCCTTTCGCCAAACGACCGTCAGCAAAGACACCATTCCACGCGCCCGTGTCTACGAATGGTTCATCCAGGATCGCCAAACCGCCGACGACGGCACCCGGCTGTTCCCGTCGTACCGCCGCATCATCTGCAGCGACGACGTCGTCCTCTGGGACGGCCCGAATCCATTCTGGGACGGCCGCATTCCTGTCGACTGGTTCGATTGGATGGTTGACCCAGAACATATTTGGGGGCACAGCGAGTCGGCCCGGCTGCGCAAAATGCAATTGGCCTTCAACCAGCTGATCGACGGCCTTGTCGAGAACCAGCTGCTGACGAACATCATCAGCGTGGTCGGCGATGCCGACGCCCTGCCGCCCGAGCAGTGGAAGAAGCTCCAGAACATCAAGTCGAGCCTGTTGCTGCAGAAGAAAAACCGCAACAGCACGCTGACCGTCACCCCGCCGGCCCCGTTCGGCCAGGACAAGATCCAGATTGCCCGCAGTATCTTCACCTACGCACAATTGCTGACTGGCGTGACCGACGTGACGCTGGGCGATGCGCCCGGCAGCCTCCAGTCCGGCTTGGCCATCGAAGGCCTGCAAGAAGGCGCGAACCTGATGACCCGTGCCCGGGCCAGCCGCCTCGAAGACCTGATGGCCCGCGTCGGCCAAAAGCTGATTGCCCGCGTCTTCCAGTTCGTCACCAGCGACCGCGTCTTCACCATGGTGGGCCCGACGGCCGAAGCCGTCGCCTACGCGATGGCCCGCGCCGAGCTGTTCGTCGACGACGCCGGCCAGCCCATGACGCCCGCCGCCCAGCGCGAGGCCCTCCGCTTCATGCGCTTCAGCGTCCTGCCCGGCAGCAGCGCCCCCGGCAGCAGGCTTGCGCGGGCCCGCATGATGGCCGAGCTGGTGAAGCTCGGGGCCGCAAGCCGCCGCGACGTCCTGCTGGCCGCCGACTTCCAAGACCCTGACGAAATGCTCAAGCGCGCGCAGGAAGACGCCGGGCAGAACCCGGTCTTCCAGGCGATGGCGAAGAAGGAGGGCAAGCCAGAATGATCACCGCTGCGATCGCCCGCACCGACTTCGGCAAACCGCGCTGCGTCATCATCCTGTCCTGCGCCTACCCGTACGCCGTCGTCTCCGACCTCGAACCCGGGGCCCCGTCTTTCAAACTGCCCATGGCGCACCTGTTCTGCTGGCACGAAGTCCTGCACTGTCGCCTGCTCGACGCCTGCCTGCAGGGCCAAACCGCCGCCCTGGCTACGCTGTGGCAGTCGGCGACGCCGTGGCGGCCTCCCGCTTGTGTTTCCGACAAGTCGTGATATCGTAACAGTCGATACGCTCCGTACCGTTTGGTACGCACCGTGTCAAACGCGAACCCTCACCGGTGCTACCCCGGTGGGGGTTTCGTATTTCTGGCCCCTTGACACCAGAGTCTTCCATGCTACGCTACAGCGTATGGCACGGCTATTCACACGACCATCAAGCTTGAACGGCGAACCCAGCTGGATTCGTGATATCAGCCCAGTGACGTGGATCTGGATCGCCAGCGTTTTCGCCTTTCTGGTGTACTTTTACGTTGCAGTCGCCTGAAGACGCCCCGTTGGGGCAACCGGAGAGATCCTCGCCCGGCAGCGCGGGGTCGGTGGAAGTTCGGCCACCTACGGGAGCCGCGGCGCCTCACCACAACAGGTGCCTACGTCGCGGCTCCCACCAAAACGTGGGAGGAGCGCGGCATGAGTGAGGGCAGATTTATCATCGAGGGGGAGTGGTCCGGGTATCAGTCTAGCCAACAACGGGTTGTGCATCGAACGGTACACAAAGGTAATTGGAAGAAGTTACGGGCATGGGCAGAACAGGCTAGGGCGATTCGGTACACCGATGGAACGTCGCTCTGGCTCACGGTGCGGGACTGCAAGCCTCATGAACGAGTGAAGGAAATTCACGGGTACGATAGCTTGATTCGTGACTGCTGTTATCACAACGTAAGCGCCGTCGCTGACCTACCGCAAAGGCCGGTGCCCCATGACTGACGCGGGGTTTGTGTATAGCGCAGGAGGAGGGCAAACCAATGGTTAGGCTAATTATCAAGCAGGTTCTCCTATCGCAGGATGGGTGTCATAGCGGTTCATTCTTTACGACCGTCGATATTATCAACCATCAACTTGAGGCGGCACTATCCGGCAACGCCTACACGATCACAACTGTTGCAGGGGCCGAAATACGTGTGACACCTGAAGGATTGCAAGCATGACTGACGCGGGGTGGGCGGAGAGGAAGGTGCGCAAGGAATGGGACACCTACTCAGGTGATCTAGAGGATTTCGCAGCATCATTGCTCAAGGCCGAGCACGCCCGAGCGGTGCGGATTTGTAGGCAGGCGAGAATGCTCAAGTTCCACGGCCTGCGCGATACTGACACCAATGAATGGCTGGATGGCTACGAAGCCGCTTGTTGTGACATTCTAACCGCGCTCCAGCGTGGCCGGGAAGGGAAGGGGTGATGCTCTGTAAGTGGGTAGGAAACGAACTAAATGAGTGGCAACTCATTGTTACGTTAGATGGTCGCTCACGATCTGCTGCAACTGTGTGGGCAAACGGCACATGGCATACATGGGACAGATTTGGAATTGGTGGGGAAAATTCGCAAGAGTCTACCGTAGAACGCGCCAAGATCGAGGCGGCTGGATCAGCTATTGCGCAGGGATTTATATAGCACCGCCACAGAAAGGGGCTGGGGATGGAGCATTGTGAATCAGATCGTGAGTGTGAGGCGTATAGGTCGGAATGTGCTGCCCTGCATAAAGCAAAGGCCGACGCCCAGGCGACCATTGCGGCGTTGCAGGCGCGGGTGCAGGAGTTAGAGCAATGGGTACAGGATCAGTCTACTGCGAATCTTGAGACGATGCGGCATATGGATGAAATGCAGTCACGAGCTATGGACGCTGAATCCCAACTCACACAACGCACGGCGGAGCTGGAGGCGGCGAAGCAGAAGGCAGCAGAGCAAGGGCGGTATGCCGTTGAGATGTTTGATGAGTTAAAGCGTGTGCAAGCCGAGTTGGAGCGCGTGAGGGCTGACAATAAAGCGTTAGACGAATGGCGAGCGGATGTCACCGTATCCTTGCAGCGGCCTGGTGGAGCTTTCTTCGTCGATGTTCCGCAGCATATTAAAGACCTCGTGAAGGAGCGTGACGACCTCCGCACCCTCCTCCTGGCCTTGCCGAAGGTGGAGGGGGCCGTTGTGGTCAGTAATGGATACGTTAAGGACAGTACTAGGTGTCATGCGCTGTTCGGGGCTGATGAGGATGCTGCCTTGTACGCCGCCCTACTACAGCACCGCCAGGGGATGGAGGGTTGAATGAGTGGAGCAAATGTTGACAATGTGTTTGACCGCGTAGATACCAAGGTGAAAGGGCTGTTGGATGAGAACGCACAACTCCGCGAGCAGAACCGGGTGTTGCGTGGATTGCTTGCTGAGATTGCCCACGACTGTGAGCATGTGGGATCTATTCAGCATCTCGACAAGGCAGAGAGACGGACGTGGTTATCGGTAGCCAACCGCATTAAAGCCGCCCTCACCGCCACGAGCCAGCCTGCCAAGGAACCAGTACGACATCTTTGTGGGGCGCGTGGGTTTGGGCAGTCCATAGATGACAAGTGCCC